TAGCCCCTTTCCCTCCATACCTGCTGCAGGATAGAGTGATATTCTCCTTGGCCTAAATTCTCCTTGCAGGCGTGGATGAGGTAATTGTAACTCACGGTGGTGCTTCTGCCCAACTGTCGCCACTTCTGCGATGCTTGAGCAGCATTGTATTTCTGACTACATGCCGAAAGCTCGTGAAACAGACGTTCGCCATAGGGATGCGCCTTCAATGCCCAACCTGCCTTGGTCCACTCATCGTAGCTTTCCGTGATGTTGATGTTTCGGCTCACCAAGGCTTTTACGATGAGTTCGATGATGCGGTCTTGCGTGCGAGGATCATTCCAGAAGGCTTTATTGTCGTAGCCATTGCCGTAAGCGCTAGAGGCGTTACTCGGAGATTGCGAACTGCGCTGCTGATACATCGGTCTTGCCTGCGGTATCACCTGCGGTTCTTCCATCTGCAAGCCCTGGTATGGCTGCACATTGTTATTAATATAGATGTGGTCGGCATCATCCCATGAGGCGAAGCGCACACGTCCGATATTGCCGCATTGCTTATCGAGCACGATGCCCAGAGCTGCATATTCCTTGAGGATAGCCTTGAACTGCTCCTTGTGCCTGTCGGGATAAGCCAGGCGAACCAGTCCGAAATATCCGGTACCCGAACAGGAACGCATCAGCAAGCCAATCTCCGGGCGGAAGCGAGTCACCATGCGGATATTCTCGAAATTGGTAAGCTGCTGATTGTCCTGAAGGTCGATGTCGATGGCGAGCCATCCAGTATGCTGCTGAAGGTGGGTTTCTCTTCGGGAAACCATCACCCGCTGACCGGGGTGGGTAAGACTTTCGTCTTCGTAAAGACGGAAGAGACCGCTCAGTGTGGCACCAGGAAGCATCTTCTTTGTGTCGATATACTCCGGCATCTTCTTCGCCTTGCTGCCAAATTCCTGCCGCATGGCTCTCAGCTTCTCCACATACGGCTTCCACCTATCCGTAAGACAGAACTCACGGATAGACATCTGCGTGATGCACTCGCCCGTCTCCATATCGACGTATCTTCCAAGTGCATCTTTCGCATCCCGATAGATGGAACATATCTCTTCAAACATACCTTACATATATTATATTATATAAAATCTGCTGCAAAGATACAAAAATAAATCGAAAAGAGTATAGGTTAGTTATATAATATATAATATAAGTTATATTTTTAAGAAATATTATATATTTAGACGGATTTTTCGTGATTCCCACACGCCCTGAAGGGGCAGAAGCTCCTAGCCCAGGGCATCGCCCTGGGTATAATGGCAATCAGTAATGCGCCCTGTAAGGGCAAAAGCTTTCACACCCGAAACTTCATTTTTTCAAAAATGAGACCAAACTCCCGATTTTGGTCCCAAAAGTCTCATTTTGGTCTCATTTTATTTTTGAAGGGCGAAATGTTAAAGTCCCCTAATGAGGAAAATGGGGGATTTTGTCACACTGCTGACCCACCATTGTCCCACTGCTAGCCCACACCGATTTTTTGCTATCTGCTTGTTTTTCAGCGATTTGCTTTATTTTGGTCTCATTTTTTAATTAATTTCTATAAACTAATGTACGCAGGAATGCAAAAATATTCTTTGAATATATAGAAAATAGGTAGAAAATCCTGCATTTCTCTCGCTAGCTGCCACTCTCTTATATCCCCATAACCACCTTATTGTCTGAAGTTTACGGCATAGCCGTTAATGCTACTAACTTCTAGTTTGAGGTTAGGGGTTTTTGATTTTAGGGGAAAGAAAAAATACACGGAAAATTTTATATATAGTAGTGAATTTCGGCGAAAAATGAGACCAAGATATGATTTTGAGACCAAAAAGCCCACTAAATCAGCGAGTTATCAAAAGCCCACTAAAATATGGGGTTGGTCGCAAAATGGGACCAAAAAGAAATTGTGTCCGTTAGGCGTTCCTGCGGATTTGAAATCCGCAGACAAAAAAGGCTGCCTCGCTTCACAGCGAAACAGCCTCGAAAAACATAATAATAATAAACTTAAAAACTAATAATTAATAATCAACAAAACTTTCTTCTATTTATTCTTCATAAACTGATTAGCCTTATTCAGGCTGTCGTGCAGTCCGTCACGACCATACATATTGATTTTGGCGCTGATAGGCTCATTCAGGCGCTGAATGAGCGCATTCACGGCTTGCAGGAGCGCCGCATTGCTTGCAGCGCTTGCAGCAAGCAATCCGTCTGCCGCTGACGCGCCAGGCGAAAGATTACCATTGTCTGCTTGCGTGCCTGCTGCAAGAACATCACCCACGTTGCCATTATCAAATGCCCTTCTTGCTGAGTTTCTTCCTGAGTAGTTGCGGTCGTAGTTGACGAGTGCTTTCAGCAAGCCTGGGTTATTCATCATCATGGCGTGGGTGGTCTCTCGACCAATAACAATTTCCGGTCCTCTTTCGGCTACGAGAGACGGCTGCCCGTTCACGGTGGTGGCGGTTGGAGACGTGAGCATCTTCACGCCCTGCATCTGCTTGCCGTCATCCTCCTTCGCCCAATAGACTTCACCGTTATCAGCCACAAATGGCTTCAAATCCTGCACGTTACCGCTATCATAGGTAAGCATACCGGTTACAAGCTTGGTGTTAGTAGAAGGAGTGTTGCTCTTCTTCTTACCGCCGCTGAAAGCTGAGTTGAGTGCCCACTGGAGCAAGCCCATCAAAGTAGCCATTACACCTGCGGCTGCAATAGGACCAGCGATAGGGCCCAGGAAATCAAAACACTTACCGATGGCACCAGCGATAGAGAAGGTCATTCCTGCTTGTGTACGGGCAGCATCCGATTCGGTAATGGCTTCGTTATTGGCTTGCGTTTTCGCAAGGTTGGTAGTGAGCGCCGTTTCCGTCATAGCCATACCCGCATTCAAAGCCACCTTTGTGCCCTCGTTCTGTTCTTTGTTTCCGGCATCGGTTACATCTGTGATGTTCTTCACACCCTGGGTAGTTACCTTCTCACGATCCTTATTGCCCTTCTGTACCTCTTTGCTCAGTTCCTTCTGGTGCTTCTTCTCTTTCTTCAACTGGTTGGCTTTCTCCTTGTCTTCCTTGGATTTACCGCCACCAGTCTTGAACTCGGTATTCATAATACCACCGATGAAAGAACCACCAATACCAGCTGCGGCATCAACGAAGGAACCGCCACCAGCGATAGCATCGGCTGCAGCAGCACCCGTCTGCGTGGCTGCATCACTATAGAACGCATCGGCATTGTCTCTGTTGCGATGTGACCACGCATGAGGAGCACCATTACCCTCTGCTTGCTTATTCGCCTGCTCGGGGGTTGCAGGGGGCGCGTATGGAGGCACAATAGCCGGACTGTTAGGGTTGATAGGTGAACCATCAGGATTCCAGCCGAGAGCCGGCTGCTGAGGAGGCAGATTCTCGAAGTTAGACTGCGGCTGCTGAGTAAGATAAGATGCACCATCATCTACCAGTCGCACATACATCGGATTCGCCTTTGTGCCGAGATTAGAGAAGTCTTCCTTCACGGCATTGGCGTTAGCGTTGGCTCTTGCTGCATCGATACCAGGCTGCGCTTTCTTCTTGGCTCGCTTGGCACCTGCATCATTGATAGCCTTCCACATCTGCGTATTCACATCGTTGAGCGCCATATTACCCCACGATTCGAGCATAGACTTCAGAGCGTTCTTGATAGCTTCCTGTGCGCTGCTTACATCATTGCGCATTTCAGCAAATGCCTTGCCTACTTCTGCACCGAAGGTCTCGATAGGCTGCACAAGCTGCTGCATCTGTGAGAGGCGGTTCTTCATCGCCGTAGCCATTTGGTTGACATAGGCAAGTTCTGCCTCCTGACGAGCCTTGTCAGCTTCATCGATAAGTTGCTGATTTCTCGAATTTTTGAAAACGAAAGCATAATAATCTTCCGCCATCTGCATCTTCATCTTCATCAGCTCCACCTCTGGGTCGGCGGTAAGATCGCCGAGACCAAGATTCGACCACATATTGGTTCGCTTACCGAAGAGGGCGCTTTCCTGCTGCATCTTGCGAAGGGTTTCCTGGTTGGCAAGATTGCGCTGGTTGACCTTCCACATCTGCTCGGCAATCTTTTTTGCCTGGTCGTAGGTCTTCTTCTGAGCCTCAGTATATTCATCAGAATACTGAATAAGTTTGTTATAGAACACCCTCCAGTCTTCCGCATTGTCGCCCAATACACTCTGAATGCGGGCACCTAGCGCATAAGGATCATCGCCAAAGAGTACCTGCATCAGCAATCCCCTACCTTCTTTATTGCTGACATCAACTGTATAAAGGTTGGCGATTTGCTTTCTTGCTTGCTCGTACATGGAAATGATGTGTGCCTTGCGTCTGTCAAAGGCTTCCTTGTCCTGCGCTTCAAAATCGGTTGGGTTAGCATAGCCCATTTGGTTGAAATCGTCATACATATTCTGCTGCACGGCACCCATGTAGTTATGCTCCTGAGCCACCTTTCTACGGGCTTCTGCCTGCTGCGCTTCCAGCTTTACACGATCCTGCTGGTTCTTGGTAGCCTTGGCAAATATTTCAGCCGTGATGGAGTTCATCGGACGGTTCAGACTATTACCCAACTGAGCCATCTTCGTGCGCAGGGCTGCGATATTATTCTGCGTAATGGAGGTGAGGAGGTTCTTGGAAAGATTAACTCCGGTCTCATCGGTCTTCTCGATAAGATCATTATCCATCGTCTTTTTGAAGTCCTCCCAGGTGTTAGCCTGACCAGCGATAGCAAGGCGCACCTGCGAAAGGGCTTCATCCATACGCTTCTTCACTGGCTCTACGAACAAATCCTGCTCCGTCTTATCCATACCGAGGCTTACTGCCTGTGACAGTTTTTCGTTGATTTGTCGCTCATAGAAGTTGCGCACGTTATCCATGATAGCGTTTGCTTCATCCTGCTTCTGCTTCAACTCCTCACGCCAGGAACGCTGCTGATCGCGTGCCTCCTGCTTCGCAGCACGGATGGCATCCTTATCGGGTGCTTCATTTTCAAGCGTACCAGGTTCATCTTCTACCCAAGGAGTATAGCCATCAAGATTAACTACCTGATTGAAGTAATCATTGATTTCCTTATCCTTACTTGTTTCGCGCTTGGTTGCGTTCTGGAAATGAACGAGTGAAGATAACAGACCTTTATAGCCTGTAGGATTACCCTTGACGGTTTTACCGCTATTATCAGTATAAGTATAGTTTCCTGTTTTCATATTGAAACGGAAACTACCCTGCTTGGCATCTTTTGTGTTTGCCTCGATAATCTTCTGCCATATCCAACCTGCACCTGCACCCTTATTGAACATATCCATCACGTTCTTTTGGGTAAAACCGCCTGCAAACAAGCCGAGATTATTAAGTTCCTTCTTGATACGGTTAGCCGCATTCAGACGATCCATCTGATAGGAAGGCATTACGCTCTGCTTGGCTTCCTCACGAAGGCGATAATAGGTAGCACGCTGAATTTCCTGTGCTAACTCCGAATAATGCTTCTTCAAATCGCTCACGCTCTTGATTTCGATACCCAACTTAGAGATATACTGGCGAAAATCACGATTAAATCGGGCTATCTGCGTATTTCGGGCATTCTGCGATACGTTCAGGGCTTCGAGTGTAGTTTTATAAGAATGGAGTTTTCGGGTAAGCGTATCAGTTTGAGACTGCGCTTCTTTCAACTTATCTTTCCAGGCATTAGCTTTGCGTGCTGCCTCTGCCTCCGCAGCAGCAGCTTCTCTATCCGCTTCCACAAAAGACCATACCACACCTACGGCGGTGACAATCGCACTTGCAATAGCTACATAAGGATTTACCTTGGCTGCTGAATTAAACAACGTTTGCGCAGCTGCCGCAGCTTTTATCGCCTTACCTAATTCCCGAAGAAACGAAACGGCTTTATAGATACCTAGAGCAGCAACATAGTTAGCGATGAGAGGAAGGAGAGTTACAAATACCTTGCAAGCAGTAATCACACTCCACATGGCTGCCTGAAGTGTATTCTTGAATATCGGGCTTTGCAAGATCATCTGCGACATATCGTACCAAGCCTGCGCCATAGACTTTACACTTTCCACACCATCTGGATTGATAAAAGCCTTCTCCCAAAGGTTATTGGCTCTATCCAATATACCTGCGGCAGACTGCTGCTGCATCGTGTACTCGCTGGTTACAGCAGTTGCCTCCTCGAATGCCTCCTTAGACTCGTAGAGATGATCCTTCAGTACATCTACGTTCTTAGACATAGTTACCATGGCGGTAACGAGTCGCTGACCATCAGAACCAAGGTCTTTGAAGATGCCGCCAAGGGCATTCATATTACCCTTGTCTCGCATCTTTTCAAGTACCATCACGATGGCATCCATTGCGTTGCCTGCTGCATACATTCTTTTGATGGTACCATCCGGAATGCCCAAATCTTTCTCGATAAGATTATGGTTCTTCTGCAAGGCTACGATGAACTTAGACATCGCCGTGGCACTCACTTCCGGCATCAGGAAGAGAGAATCGGATGCAGAACCGAGAGCCAACAACTGGTCGGTAGTGATACCTGCAGTACGGCTCACACCGGTTAATCGCTTGGCGAACTCCACGATATTGGTAGATGTAGAAGTAGATGTAGAAGACAGTTTGAACATAGCCGAACCCGTAGCAAGCATCGCTTTTTCGATACCCATCTTCGGGATAAGACCCATCGTCTCCACCATTTTAGAAAGAGCCGGCAGCGCTTCCTCGCCCATTTCCTCACCAATGGCTACATTGATCTGGTCGGCAGCAGCTACGAACTGCTTCATACCTTCCACGCCATACTTACCCATACCAAGTTTTGCACCCTGGTAGGCAAGTTGAGCCAAGCCATCGACGGAAGTACGAGTATCTATCTTAGCCAATTCCTCAGACAACTTATTGACATCCTGCATCGTGAGTCCGGACACCTTACGAATATCCGTCAAAGAAGAAGAGTATTCAAAATTCTTCTTGATAGCAGAAGTAACTGTATCTTTGATAGCATTGAATACTCCGAATAAACCCACGTATGCCGTAAGATTCTTCACTGCCGTCTGCCAGGAATTGCTTTGTTTGCTTATAGCTCCAGTAGCGTTTTCGATATTCTTCTTTAAATCCTTCAGCTCTTTCTGCTTCTCGTTAAACTCCTTGCTTTTGGTATTTAACTGATTCAGCTCTTCGGAAAGCTGATTGTAAGCCTGTTTTAGCTCATTGATAGAAGCCTTTCCCTTCTTCCCTCTCTCGATAACATCATTAAGTTGAGTATGCGAAAGATAGGTGCCTTTCAGGGCTTTCTCCAACATGGCATACTGCTGACGGAGTTTTGCCACCTCCTGCGAACCTACAGGCAACTTCTGAATCTGCTTTTGAATAGCATCCATTGCCGCCTTAATATCTTCTGCAGGATGTCCGTTAGGGTTAGCCAGAATCTTTAAGAGCGTCAAAAAATCCATAGAAGCCTTCTGAGCTTTACCGGAAACCGCCTCCAGGCGTTTTTCGATGGTAGCAAGGTCTTCATTATAGGAATTAATCTTCTTCTCATCTGATAAATCAGTATTATCCCTAGCTTCCGTAAGGGTTGTCTTTGCCCTGCGCAAATCAGATGCAGATGCGTGCTTTCTGTTAACGATGCCAGTAGCCTCCCAAACACTCATCTTGCCTTTGCGCCTATCCTCCTCCGCCTCCAGTTGTTTCAAAGTGTCGAGATTAGACTGATAGCTGGCATCGGTTTTTTTTAAAGAGGAAACGAGTTCTCTCTGCTGAGTAAGAGCCTTACTGAGCCATTGGTCGGATTGCTCATCAACATCCTTCAATCCTTCTTTAATCTTCACATACTTACCTTCGAGCAGACGTATCTCATCGCCTACTTCCTTCATCATCGCGCGGATGGAATTAGCCTGTTCCATCTCTGCCTCTGACAAACCTTCGAGCTGACGCTTGCCGTCGCCCAATGCACGGCGCAGGTTGCGAAGTGAAGTATTACTGAGCTGGTTTACTACGCTCTGCAAACGCTCATTGGCCGAAATATCCTTAATCTGTGCAGAAGCCAGCAAATCATACTGCTTCTTCAAATCCTTGATGGTGGCATCGAGGGCTTTATATGGGTCGGTATTTGGCTTCAGGTTTTTCAGCTTCGCCTGAGCCACATCTATCTGGTCGGATATACCCGCTGCTGCCTCCTGCAACTGCTTCAGTACCTGGAGCGGCTGCTGACCGTTGAGCGTGATGATAGCCTCTGTTTTATTCTTTGCCATTGCTTTTTATTTTTTAATGTTTATTTTTTGAGGATATGAGAATGGAATCGCCAGGAACGGGGGCGAGATGGGTTACTCGTCTTTGCCTTCCAGGGCGTTCATTATCTGCAACAAGCCTTGGTAGCCATAGTAATCGGCAAGATGATTTTCGTATCTTGTTTTCAGTCTGCGGACGGTTCGCATGATGGCAGGGCGGTGAGATTTACCTGCCCTTCTATCCCACTTGCCGATATAGCGGGTTTTAAACTTGGCTTTCTTTGAGCGGTCCACCTTATCGGCAGTGATATGGGCTGCAGGGTCACGAGGATCACCCGTCAAACCTACACCAATATCCACATATCGGAGATAATCGTTATAACGGATTCCTACCATCAGATTACCCGTCTTTTCATCAGCCTGATATACCGTACCCTCAAAGGATTTCTTACCTTCACCCGTAGAATACCACATGCCGTGTTCCTCGCGGTATTTGTTCACCTTCTCATAGCCGCGATATACTTCTACCGGATAAATCTTCTGGGTATTGAAGTTGACTTCTATATCAAGAAGGGCTTGTTTCAGATATACACCTGCCACCTCTTTCAGGGGTGCAAAAGGCGACTTAATAGGTTGGGTTCTGATAGGCATGACTTATCCCTCCTTTCCGTCTTCTGTCGATGCAGGAATGATATATTTCTGCTCCTTTTCACATTGGAAATTATAGAGCGGACGGATAGTCTGCCAATAACAATCAGCAAGGAGCCAGCTCGGACCACGGAAAAGAGGATTTACACCATAGGCAAAACTCTCTATATCAATGGATGATAACTCTATGCCCAACTTAGGCTCTTCCGTCTTGAAGTTTCTGCCCGTGATAGGACAGATACCTGTGCGGCGAAGCTGAGTGAGATAAGACGCAAGGTCTTCGCAATACTCCATCAGATCATCCGATGCAGCCTGCAATTTGCCGCCATCATATCTGCCCAACGTAGCAGAGGAGTCTTTCAGTCTGGTAAGGAAACAGACCTGATAAGTAATCAGGGCTTGCTTATCCGATTTCAACTCTCCGGAGTTAACTACACGATAGAGCATACAGGGAGAGTGGATGATATTGGCGTTACGGGTAAAGATATTTTCCTCATCAATATCACGAATACGAAAGAAACTCTGTTCTTCCAGCTTCTTACTTGTCGGGTTATGAGATAAGGGCTTATATATCGTAGCCCAATGTTCCAAAACATTTGATATTGTCATAATTCAAAGAGATTTTAACACATTATTAACTGATAGCGTACAGAAATTAAGAGATATTGGCACATTATATGCCCATTACCGGGTCTGCAGGTTTCTGCGGAATCCAGTCGTCATTATCATCTTCTTTCTTCTTATCCTCTTCCGGAGTAGCCTCTTCCTTGTTGCCCTCTTCTTCTTCCTTCATCAAGTCTTTCAGCTTCACGTTAAAATGCCTTTCGGTTTTATCGGCCACAATCTTCTGCATCACTCTTGCCCAGGGTGCCCCATTGCAGGTGCTCTCGTTTTCGAGGATGCTCACGAGCTGCACACCACAATAAATGGCGGCAAGATAGTTGGCGAGATGGAGAGGGTTCTGGAAATCGAGTATGACGGTATCCACCATCGTGGCCAAGAATATCGCAAGGATGAGGACGGAGAAATCCTTCACCATCTTTGCCATTTTCTTAGATTTCAGTTTCCCGTCGATCTTGCATCGAGGGTCTTTCTTGATAGCCTCACGATAGCGGGAATAGATGCGGCAGTTGCAGCGCCACGCCGTGTAGCAGTCGCAGACAAGGGCGAAGAAGCATACGGCAATGTAGTTAAGAGATGGTTCCAGTGTGCACCACACTAAGCCGATAATGGCTGCAAGAAACCTTGTAAGAGTTGGAATTAAACTTTGCATTTCTTTTTTCTTTTTATTGTTATCCTATGTTTTTTAATACGATACAAAGATATCGGTTTTTTATTGAGAGATGGGGACAAAAGGGATTGAGGGACCTGCGATGGAATCGCTGGGAACGGAGGCGTAAGGGGTGCTATTTCAAAGATAGGGGGTTCGGGGGTTGTCCCAACCGTTTAGGGGCAATTTCGTAATTTTGTGGGCAGATAAAGAAATTAAAAAGGCGCAAAATGATAAATGAGCAATTACAGAAAAAGATAGATCAGTCTATCCGACTCCTGCAAAGCGTACAGAAAAGGTACGATGGAGAGATAGAACTGGCTTATTCGGGCGGCAAGGATAGTGATGTGATCCTGCAGCTTGCCAAGGAAGCTGGTATCAGATATAGGGCGATATACAAGAATACCACCATCGACCCACCAGGCACTATCGCCCACGTGAAGGAGATGGGTGTGGAAATTCTCAGACCGAAAGAGAATTTCTTTCAGCTTATCGCCAAGAAGGGATTCCCTTCTCGCTTCTCCCGTTTCTGTTGTGAGGCTCTGAAAGAGTATAAGGTACTCGATAAAACCGTTATCGGTGTGCGCAAAGCGGAAAGCAGAGCGAGAAAGGAAAGATATAACGAGCCTACCGAGTGCCGATATTTTGGTGCAAAGAAAGAAGAGAACCATGTGGAGCAGATTTACCCTATCTTAGAGTGGACTGATGAGGACGTAAGGGATTTCATTCTTGATAGAGGTTTGAAGCTGGCTCCACTCTACTATGATACGGGGGGGCAAATCGACGTTACCCGAAGACTCGGTTGTATGTGCTGTCCGCTGGCTTCAAGACGCAAGCGCCTTATCGAGTTTCAGAAGCATCCCCGCATAGCGAAGGCTTACCTGCGTGCCGGACAGAAGTACTTAAATACGCATCCTAACTGCACGGCGCTGAAACGCTACGATAGCGTATATGAATGGTTCACACGTGATGTGTTCTATTCTAATAATAAGGAGTGGAATAAGGTGAACGGACCGCTATTCGGCAAGCCCGATTACAAGCAGTTTCTGGAAGGTCAGTTTGGTATCGATCTTACCATATAGCGTTTCGGGGTTCGGGGTTTTTGAACACGAATGACACGAATTTTCGTCTTCCTATCCCCCACCAATTATACATTTATACATTAAACATTAATAAGGAATGAGCCAATTAACACAGAACACCCTGCAGAGGATAGACAAATGGCTATCAAATGGTCTCAGCATGGAGACGATGTTCCCCAAACTGGAACAGCGGTACCGCATGCAGATTTGTGCTGAGTTCTACAAGCGATGGGTGCAGAACAACGACATAGACCCGCGTACCACCTGCCGCAATATCGCACGGCGCGATTATACGCTCTTCGTGAACCAGGCAGGACAGGGCAACAAAGAGGCGCAGGAAATGGTGATGGCGCTGCATATTGATATTGACGATGAAGGCAATATCAAACCTCGCACGGTTACGGAACTGAATAATGATGTGGCGGTATGCAACCATATCATCCGCTTCTTTCAGACCGACGAAAGTCCTCGCCACAAGGCGATGTATCTGAGCAGCGCTGAATGGCTCATCCGCACGGGTAAGCAGCAGAACAACGACCGCGCGGTGGATAAGGGTATGCAAGCCCTGGCTAATGTATATGGTAACTTCGTGGAGGATAAGGATGCTACGGATGAGATGCCGGATATGAGCCGCATTGCCATTACGCAGGATGTAAGCATCGTGAAGCACGATCGCATCAACTATACCGATGAGTACAAGCGCAAGATGGCTCGCAAGTACGGTTTGACGGTGAAGGATATGCAGCAGATAGCCGATGAGGAGAGTCTGAATGCTACTCCGGAAAAAGCTCCTGATTACTTCGACTACATGGAAGAGGTGATGGAAGAGAAGGAGGCTGACAAACAGGCTAAAGAAATGAAGGAGGAACCAGCCGATGAGTAAGCGATACGGAAATCATCATCCCAACAAGATACCTCCCTTCCGTCCTGATCCGGAACACTGGACGAGGAAAAGCAGCCACGGCTGGAAAGCCAAGGTTGCCTACGAGAGTGAGGATGAAGCCTGCGAGTTCCTGAAACTGCACCCTAAAATCATGGCTGCCGGATATACGGCTTATCAGTGCAAGGTTTGCTCGAAATGGCATGTAGGAAAGTTAAGAGTTAATAATTTATAGTTTAGACTTTATGACAAAAGACAAAATACTTGAAATCGTTTCACTTCAATGCCCTACTTGTGGTGGGGGTATTGTTTGGTGCGGAGAGAACGACGTACCAGATGGTCGAGTAGAAAATACATATCGCTGTGACCGATGCGGTACCACATTCACTAGCTTGGAACCAACCGAAGAAGATAAGTTTAACGATTATGCCGATTATTGGAACGGAAATGGTGACGACCTACTGGAATGCAATAGGATATACAATGAGGATTGCTTGAAGGGGATCAAGAAGATTGGCAAGGATTCAATCTCACTGATAATAACCGACCCGCCATACGCAATTTCTCGGGATTCTAACTATGCTAAGTCTAAGCCAACAGGAAAAGACACCGACAGATTTCGTATATCCATTGATTTTGGGGAATGGGACCAACCTGACGCTTTTGATATAAAAAAGATGATTAAGGAATCATATCGATGTCTAAAGGATGGCGGATATATCGTCTGCTTTTACGATTTGTGGAAAATCAATATCGTAAAAGAAGCGATGGAGGAAGCGGGCTTTAATCAGCTACGATTGATAGAGTGGCAGAAGACAAACCCCGTTCCTATTAATAGTAAGATTAACTATCTCACGAACGCCAAGGAATTTGCCGTTTGTGCCGTAAAAGGTTCGTCTCCTATATTCAAAAGCGAGTACGATAATGGCGTATATTCTTACCCTATCTGCCATGAAAAGGATAGATTTCACCCTACCCAAAAGCCAGTAGATTTGATTCGGAAAATCATAACCAAGCATTCTAATGAAGGTGATTTGGTTCTCGATAACTGCATGGGCAGCGGCACTACCGCCATCGCCTGCATCAGAGAAAAGAGAAACTTCATCGGCTTTGAGCTGAACAAAGAATATTACGACAAGGCTTGCAAGCGTATTCAGCTTGAAATGGCGCAGCCAAGCCTATTCTAAAACATATAATTACAATGGAATTAAATAAGATTTATAATGAGGATTGCCTGGTAGGAATGAAAAAGATTCCGAACGCAAGCGTGGATTGCATTATCTGCGATTTGCCTTATGGCGTTCTCAATAAAAAGAGTGAGGGCGGTGGCTGGGATAGCATTATCCCGCTTGAGCCATTATGGAAGGAATATCTGCGCATAACCAAACCCAATGCAGCCATTATCCTTTTCTGCCAGGGTATGTTTACCGCACAACTTATGATGTCGCAGCCGAAACTCTGGAAATATAATCTTATTTGGAGCAAACAGCGGGTAACAGGCTTTCTGAATGCCAACAAAATGCCTCTGCGCTCGCATGAGGATATAGCAGTATTCTATCGGAAACAACCTATCTACAATCCTCAGATGGTAAAATGTGCGCCACATCAAAGGAATCATCGAAGAGGCGATGGTTCTCATAGTTTAAAGCGAGGTTGCTACGGCGATCATAAAGAAGTGCCTACTATCGTATCAGATGAAAAATTCCCAAAGAGCATTATATGCTTCGACAAAGAACATTCTGCCGATACCTTCCACCCTACGCAAAAGCCAGTAGCTCTTATCCAGTATCTTATATGTACTTATACTAATGTGGGGGGGTGCGTTCTTGATAACTGCATGGGCAGCGGCACTACCGCCATCGCCTGTATCAGGGAAAAGAGGAACTTCATCGGATTTGAATTAAACAAAGAATATTACGACAAGGCTTGTAAGCGCATTCAGCTTGAAATGATGCAGCCTTCTCTGTTTTAAAATCAACATACATTCAGGATAACATTTTTATTTTTATGCAACAACCACATTTGATATACCTAACAAAATTTCAGCAGCAGTCATTATATATGGCTGCGAAGGACGAAAGGGTGATTGCTGCAAGACGTGTGGGTAAAACCGACGGTCTTGTGGCTCCTTACGTCTGGATGGCTTCTAACTCTATGCCCGGTATGCTGGGAGCCTGGGTAGCCGTATCACGACAGCAGGGATTCGGCAAGACTATCCCTGGTACCATGGCTGCCATGGAACGAATGTTCGGCTTTACGCAGGGCATTCATTTCGGTTGGGGGCGACCACCGAAGCACGCCCGTGAGGCTATCTTCAAGCCGAAAAGCTATGACAATATTATTTGGTTTGCGAATGGCGCCCAGTGGGTGCTCATCTCCCTCTCGCAGACCGCAAGCGCCAACAGTTACACTTTTTCGGCGATGGTAGGTGACGAGGCGAGATTCTTCCCTTACAAGAAAGTAACCGATGAGTTGATGCCGGCGTTATCAGGTCAGACTCACCCTTTGGGCAACATCAACTTTACTGATTACAACCCGCTCTACAAATCGACGAGATTCCTATCTGATGCTTCGCTTACTACCAAGGGCAGTTGGCTGGAGCGCGAGGAGGAGAAGCTTGATCTTACAATAGAATCAGGTAAATTTCAAGGCAAGACTTACAGATGGGTGCAGGAGCAGTTGGAAGACTATGCCAACAAGATTATCCGCTACAACGACCTTATCTATAATGCCAAGAAGACCGGGCATACTCCCCATGCCGTGCCACCCGATTTGAGATTGATGATACGTGCCATCGCCATCAAGATGATTAAGCACGAGGGGCAGTTTAAGATTCTGCCTAACCATGGCAACCAGCTCACCAAGAACATGGTGGATATGGCGGTAAACTATAAGCTGGTGGATGCAGCGGATGCAGAACTCATCTATGATTATGAATATCTGTTTACGGAAGAAGAATGGTGGGAAATGCAGATGTTTGACAAGGCGGATAAGTTTCGAGACGACTATCTGAGAGAGCTTCGCCGTTCGGCATTCCTCGTTAGGCGTGCTTCTACCCTCGACAATGTAGATTTGCTTACGGAAGACTATATCCGCACGATGAAGCGAGATTTGCCTAATTATACCTTCATGGTCAGTATTTTGAACGTAAAAATCAAGAAATCGAACGATGGTTTCTATTCTAACCTGGATATAGATCATGTTCACGGTTACACCTGCGATGAGATAGACCCCCTTTCGCAAGCCAACTGGAGCACTCAGAAGACTACGGGCATCATCGGTGGCAAGAAGATTACATCAGAGAGCTATCAGCCAGATTTGAAGGAACTGTCCGAGAGAAACGACTGCCGTATGGATGCTGACTGCGTGAACGACCTTCCTCTCTATCTCGCATTTGACTATAACGCCAACATCAATACGTTGGTGGTAGGTCAGGTATATCAACGTGACGGAGTGGAGGCAGTGAATGTAATCAAGAGCTTCTATGTAAAGAACGAGCGCAAGCTGAGGGAGTTGGTAGATGATTTCTCACATTATTATGCTCCGAAGAGGGCCGTGAACCGTGATGTGGTTTACTACTACGATGCCACCGCAAAGCAGGGTGCATCGTATGCTTTGACCGATGAGAAATTCTACCAGGCAGTCATAAAAGAGTTGGAGCGCAATGGCTGGAACGTGACGGCGATAGATATGGGTGTGCCGGAGAAGCACGAGGTAAAGCACCGTATCATTAATAATGGTCTTGCCGGTATCGAATATCCTGCCATCCGTATCAATCAGCCCCAGAACCCAGATTTGATTATCGCCATGCAGCTCTGTGAGGTGAGCATCGGCTATCAGGGGTTCAGAAAGGATAAGAGTCAGGAGAAGAAACCGGAAACGGAAGACAACCTGCCGTTGCAGCAGCGTACCGACTTCACCGATGCCTTCGACTCCTTATATCTGGGATGCAAGTTCTGGCGAGGAAATATCGGCTGGTTTGTACTGCCGGACGGAAGGAACGTTTAGGAACAAAGGGGCGGATGTCATCACGACACCCCCCTCTTCTTTATACAAAACCAATTATTCATGAGAATAGAAAAACCACATTATTACACGTTTTGACCTTGCCATAAAGAAGCCTCCAGCGTTATCGCAACGAAGAAGGGCTTAGGTAAACAAAATACATTATAAATAAAAACAATCTTAAAACAAGATTAAAAACACTTATATATATTATTTAGAAGTATGAAAACTTCCTATTTATTTTGCTGGCTCTTGGAATACCATTTGTCGAAGGCTGCAATGCAGTCATCCTTCTTGTCTCTGCTCAGTGCATCCCATCGCTCCTGCCACTTGATTTTCTTGGTATAGGTAGAAACATAGCAGATGGAGCTGGCGGGGATTTGTGCCTCCGTAAAGCCTGTTTCCGGGTCTTTGTACTGCACAAAGACGACAGGAATCAGCACCTTGCGGCTAGCATCATCTACCAACGGATGCTCGGCATAGAAAGATGCCTTCTCCTTCAGTGTAGCCATTACCTCGAAGAAGTGCAGCACGCGCTCGGCGCTATGTGCTTCTATGTCTATCTCATCGCCCATGTAGAAACCGTGTACCAGAGTTTCAAAAGCTCGGTTACAGATGGTGATATATCTACCATTGATAAAGTGTATTTCAATGCACACTTCATAGTAATCGCCCGAATCCTTATCCAGGTCTCGAATCTGCTCTTCGAGCGACTGATATTCCTTCACGTTAAATCGAGGTGCACTATTCTTCATCCATTCTGCGGAGTTTTCCAACTCCTTCAGGAGTGCATATTGTTCCAGTTCTGTCATATTCTCTATAAATTTTATTTTCTGTTTGCAAAGTTACGAAATTATTTTTGAGTGGTGGGGACAAGTCGCCTCAAAGCTTCTTTACCAGCAGCAACGGACCACATATACCGCAAGCCGTCACCACGTAGCCAAGGCGCTTATACCACTGGAGAACGAAAGACTCGCTCTCCTTATCATATTCCAACTGCACAGACTTGCAACCAAAATTCTTAGCTTCTCTCTCCGCAGTCTCCATCAGGAGGCGTGCCACACCCTGCTTGCGATATTTCTCATCTACCCAAAGGTTATAGATGGCGCAATCGGCATACTGATAATATTTATCCTTATACTCTCCAGGCTTCGGTATCTCCACCTGCACGGTGCCATGGTTGATTTCATCCACGACCACGATTTTCTTATCATATCTCCAATCTTGAATCTGTATTATACGAACACTACGCTTATCTTATTTTCCATAATTGCATTGAACTCGGCTGGGCTAACGTGTGCCATTAGAACCTTTGCCATATCATTTCGGGGTTTAAATTTATCTATACTCATACGCTATAATCTTTATTTCATTTCTTTTCTAAGGTTGTTATAAAAATCCTTTGGGCAAATGCAGTCCCAGAAGTTATCTGCTGGCTCATTATATCTGTTGCCAAAGAAATCACAGGCATAGTTTATGCTTGTCTGATTGAAAGCGATTGCCTCTATATCATTTACGCTGTGAACCTTAATAAAGGCACTCAGTTTTTCGTATTGTTGTGGATATATACCTCCACACTCATCAGCGACAACCTTTAAGCATTCAAGATAGACTGGTATATCTTCGCCTAGAACCTTTGCAAAATCAAAGGTAGATCTGAACACCATCATTTCCTCATAAGTTAAGCGGAAATCTTTCTGTAAATCCTCGATCTCCTTTCTGGATGAAGCATAGATCCAGCGACTTGCATATTCACCTTTTGCCTGTTTTTCCTTCACCCATTCCAGATCCAGCGGTTTTCCATCAGCTCCTACCGGTACGTAAGATGGAAGGTATTTCTTTTCCAGATACATCCAGAGGTGAGGCATTCCACCCCAAGCGTTGGGAACCTCTATAGCAAGTTTCCAGCACTTTTTTCTCTTCATTTTAACGTATATCTCAAACATGATCTATTGCTTTAGAATGTTTAGTTAATGATTAAATGAATCTTATATTCGCTGTCCTTGATGATCTCTATCGGACGGAAGTGCTTACCAAGGTACTCCTCGGGGACTTCATTCATCGGACCCTCAAACAATGCCTGAAGGTTGCGGGTATCTGGTAGGATCACATCAATGCTTACCTGGCAAAACTCATCGATGATAGTGCCTACAAGGTCGCCTATCTTCAATGGTGAAGGGTGTAACTTCTTCTCCTCTTCATCACTGAAACAAGGAACGAATGGCTTCTTCTTCTCACAAATCACGTAAGGTGTCACGATACTCTGATGCTTGGAAGCATCCTCTGTAAAACCATTATAATGGATAGTGACAGCGTTAAAGTTCCCAAGAAGGTTGATAGGGCAAGCCTGGATAATCTCAGCAAGAGTTGGTTTGAATAAAGCCGGTGAGCCAAAAGTATGCACTGCCTCAAAACTAGGCAGCACGCTTTTCACTTCCTGGGGGTGTTCCTTATTATAGATAGGATCATCCCAGATGCAAGAGTTACCAAACACATCTTTAACCTTCGGATATTCCATAAGCAAAAACTTTTTTGCCTCCGAGTTAGAACGAAAACAGATAACGCTGATGCCTTCAGCTATCTTTTCTATCTGTTCCTTTGTAAATTCAATCTTTTCCATAATCTATAAATCTTTTAATCATTAAAATATATTATTTCCCATTGAGCTTTTGCATTTTGCCGTTACTAAACTCATAGCCTATTTCCCGCAGTTTAGATTCTAACATCTGAACTTGTGCCATGGAAGGGTGATAGATGGAAACACTATCAAAGTTATTCGTCACGAGGTTAGGACAAATATTGTTAGCGAAGCCAGAAGACCGCTCGCTGCAACAAAAATCCACATCAGGATCGCCTACATAAAGCGTAGAGCAAACGCCATCGCTATTCCAAGAGAAATGCAGCGTGATAATCTTTCTTCCCCGCCACTCATTATTTTTTACGCAAATAAAGCCCCTGATCGTACCGGCATCAATATCGCTTCTCAAAAGATAGATTCTATCCTCCTGTAAATCTTCGGGAGAGATAGGCGTGGTACCGATATTCTTGCCATATTCACGAGGCTTGATACGGTACTTGCAGTTCTCGGTATCAATATCGCAATTCTCCGGATCGAAGTCTCGCCAATCAGGTTCCTCCAATGGGCGATACTCCACCGGCTTCCCCTCCTTGATGGCTTGCAGCACCTGCAGCAAGCCATCAACGTCAAACAAATAATTCTTCTTCATAACTATTTTTTATTACTTTTTTCATGTCGCCATGAGATAGTTAACTTACACTCACCACCTACCACACACCAGGTTTCATAACCGAGCTCATCAAGATATAACCTTACGTTACTTCTGTCTTCGTCACTCTCAAACGTTACAGTATCTACATACTGTAATTTATCACAAGCACGATCGATGATTGCGTCTATCAATTCGAGCTGGTCTTTATACGTCTCCTTGATGGCGTTAAGGGTTCTTCTTCTTGCTTCTTCTGCTGTTACCATAATCTAAGCTTTATAATCCTTACTTATGAATACGGATGAGACTAGGGATGCAGCAATCGTAAGTTTTATACCCTGGTTCTACATAGCTAACCTCTGGGGTTGCATCACGCATCATGTTTATTGCATCCAGGGTGTAAAGACCAAGGCATGATTGAGTGAAACCTATGTAAAGGATAGAACCTTCATTGTCATAGCCAGCAAGACGGCCGAGAAAATTTCCCTTCGCCTTACCAGCCGTAATCAGAACTTGACGACCGTGATAGAGATGATAAATCTCTTTAACCGTCAATCCGGAAATATCCTCAAACTCGGAATCGCCAAGCGCAGGCGTATTCTTCTGCTCCGTTCTCTCCTCGATAGGCTCTACCTCTAACTTGACACGCAATTCTAATTCCTCACGCTCTTTTCTACTTTTTAGAACTCTGAGCTTTGTCTTTCTCCAGCTATCTGCCCAGCCAAGGAGCAAAAGACCTACGGAGAAACCAGCCAATACCACGATGGTTGCCTCTAGGCAGCAATCATATATCTCCTGTGACAGAACGCAAGGATGAGTATAGATATTCTTCAACTTGCCGAGACCATAGATAAGGACAACGGCTAAAACGGGTACCAAAAATGCCAACAGGTTAACGCCGATAACCTGGGCGTAATACTTCAATTTACTTTTCATAATTTTATTCTTTACTTTTTGTTGCATAAATTTCTCTTATCTCATCGAGTTTTGCGATGCACAAATCTCTATAAGCACCTTCAAAAGTTTCAGCCTGCTTATACATACTATCCTTTACCATGAAACGGCAATCAAGACCGCGTGCCAGGGTTTTAACCGCGATAACAAAACCGACAAACTCGTTAGGATCATATCTATCTTTTTTGATAGGCGACTGGACACCAATACGTATCTCGTCCGTAATCTGATATGTTTTCTTGATTACTTCCGATGCGGTATGAATACTCGTTATTGGCTCTAAAGACACAAAGTTCTTAACCACGTATTCGTCGTGCAGTTCACGCAAAGCTTCGATACGTTCCTCGGTAGAAGGAGCGCCAGGCTCCAGCTTATCTTTACCGGTAATAGTAAAACCGATGGTGAGGTAGCGGGCTATATCCTTATAATCTGTTGTAAGGTCTCGAAGTGTACTCTTCCACAAACCCGTCTGCATCCAATGCACGTTTTTTGTTAATATCGTGACTGGAATACGATCAAATAGCAAATGTAAAACCACCTGCTGCAGGATAAACATATCTGCCTCTATATCGAATGGGTCGCAGGTGAAAGAGAAAAAGATACCGCCATCCTGACGTATTTTATCTATTCCTATCTTCTCTAGATCCTTCGAGATAAGATCACGGGCAGCAACAAGACTTTCAAGGTTTACAACACCTTTTTTAATAGCATCATGTGCAGTCATATTGTTTTTCTTCAGATATTCATTGAGCTGCTTATCTCGCTGCTTGATGATAGGTGCTGCCAGTTCCGGCTTATCACCAAAAATATGGCTCAACACCCCTCTGCGGTTATAACAATACGTGCAGCCATTAGAGCAACCATGGTATAGATTGATTGCCCACTTGGCATATTCACCAGCCGCACCCTGCGGCTGGTAAATTAATGCTCCCTTTACAGGAGTTTCTTTCGTTTCTGCTTCCATACGCTATTCTTTTTTATCTTCTGGCTTTTCAATTAAGAATCCGATACCAGCGTGGATATTACCAAGCTTATACCACTTCTGACTGAGAGTCATCACGTAGCTGCTGAAGGCATTCTCCTCAATATCCAACTCGAAGGCTTCGTCAGTATCAGGCTCACCGTGTCTGATATAACCTTTACCTGGGGTATAAATGAGACGATAGTAAACGCCATCTTTACAGAGATACAGACCGCTGTTCTCGCAATCAGAACTCCACCATTTCGGGTTTCTTACATAGCAAAGCATTACATCGCCATCGTAGATAGGAATATATGATTTCTTACCATTATTCTCGCCTACGTAATCTTTGGCATCAACATTATCTACCTGGCGGGCGGTAGCCGTTAGCGTATAGCCGTTCTTTATCATTTCGGCTATATCAAGATATGCAACCTGCCATTGCAAATTAAACTCCTGCGAAAAACGCTCATCGCCTCTTTTAAAGAATGCAAGGATATTTGGCTTTCTATCCTCGCCAATGGCTGCGGTATCTTTGATGAGAGAGTTGAAGACTTGAATCTTACTAGCTTCCAACGCCATGTTTATCATGGAATAAAGATACCCGTCCTTCTTATCTTTGATACTCCAATACTGACCCGAAGCTATCTTACGCAGATCACCGTACATATCCATCGCTTCACGCTCCTGAATATTATGCAGATGACAGACAAACTTGTATTGGTCGGGATAAACGCATTCCACCATATTACTAAACTTTAGCATATTCTTGATGATGCTTACATAATCATTTGTTTCCATACGCTCTAATCTTTGCTATTAACGAAATCCTCATACTCTCCTATCGTGATTTCCTTGAAATCAGGATTTTTTTTCTCGGCTCGGATGCAGTCATCAAAGTAAACGAAAATGCGGTCTTTATGACGGAGGAGCTGAGTAATAGAGAAACGGCTAGTTTGAGGGACTTCTATATTCAGTTCCTTCATTACCTTGAAATGGTTAGCAACTGATTTATAGGAGAGAAAAACGGAGGCTATTGCCTTGCCTTGCTTATATCGCTTATTAGGCGCAATAGCTACATAGTAACCGTCCTCCAATTTTACACCGTCTATCTTCTTCCACACCTTCTTATCTAGTGTATCGTAACGCTCAGAAAGAACCCATATAGCAGTAATCTCGTACTCTCTTGTGAGAGTTCTGTTAGGCTGATAGCCCTGATATTTTTCAAACTCGAAGCCTACGGCTTCTTCTACTCGTTTAATGTAGGCTTGATGTTCTTTAAATTCAGCATCGAGAATACCTTTAATGTATTCGTACGCCTTTGTTTCTTGTTTTGCTTCGTATAACATATTTTCTTCTTTTATTAATTATTGCTCTTAATCTGCGATAAAATTGTGGGGAGCAGATGTGATACGGCGGTGTTTTTGAATATCAAGAATGCTATCTCCGTCAAAGATTGACCGGACAACAAACATATCACGAATTATATTATAATCCACTTTCTTGTAACAAGGAAGCCCCTGCAGTTGAAATTTATTACTTATGTTCAGAAAGACGAATGTACCATTAACGTAAACCACCTCGTACATATCAGACGTTTTCTCGAATTTAAGCAAATCGTGCTCCCAAATTTCAGCGCCATACATATCTTTCATCCCCGTGTACTGGCAGATGGTGTTACTTAATACTGGAATAAAGCCGCACCCAAGGAAAACCGCATTTTTAGGTAAATCCTTACACGGTTCAAAAGTCAGGATGCAAACTGCACCAGGGTAAGCTTTGCCAGGAGCGGGAATGCCATACTCCCAAGTCAGCGTATCCTTACGCTTTGCCCTAAATTTAATATTTATCAGATCCATACTTTACTCCTTCTTTTCTAAATCCTCACTCTGTTCAAAGTTCTCGTTCCAACAGATGATGGTACCATTTTCGGGTATTCTACATACGAAACCTGGGCAGCACCAGCAATCAACGGAATCTGTTCTAACAGGATGATCGTTTACTTCATCTTTTTCTCCGTGAGGGCACGAGATGTTCTTAGGGTACTCCGTAGCTACGACTTTTATTTTATTATAAGCTGAACGAAGCCTACACTTCAAAGTATTAATCTCTTCACGCAGCTTGATAATCTCTCTTTCCAAATCGCTGTTGCGTTTATACATCCTATAAGCGGCATTACCCGTCAATTGTTCGTACTGCTTACGGAAGCGATGGTTGGTGTACTTACGGAAGAACTTAGACTTACTGCCCGATTCTATGATAAGGTCAAAAATAAAGCCTGCAATCTTCTCCTTTATCTGTTTCGTATTTATCTTCATACGCTACTTCTTGTTTTCTTCCTGTTGAACATCTTCTTTTTTATCCTCCACATATTTCTTGCCGCAGAAAGGGCAATACTGGGGGAGGATATTTACCTGGTTCCACTTTTCACAGAAGGAACCATCCTTCTTCTGCTTATGGAATAGACCATAGATGTTTACCATCGCAATGCCCGATGGAACACCGATACTTGTATCAAGGCAACCGCTCTCGTTAGTCTGTGCCTTAACCAATTTCTCTACTCTGCTAATACAATCACATGCCATAATCTTTAACGTTTAAATTCGTTTATTTCATTTAATTCATCATAGAAATCAAGATGAAATAGCTGCAAAGAAAATTCTTCCAAGGTTTCATCTTTCTCTCTAAATCTCATGCTTGGCTCATCCACATAGACAAAGGCGCGGCTTCTGAAAAAATAGAGCCTAAACGGCTCAATCGGTCTATTCACTGGCTCCGTGAGGTTCAAACCTATTCTTACATCATTGAAACCTGCTACAGGGTTATACGAGGCGAGCACCTGCGAAACAGCCCTACCCTGCTCTGTTTTTACGTTGGGAATCAAGTAATGATAAACGCCGCTCGGAAAACGATGAGTAAGGATTTTCACCCAGGCTCTCTTATCTAATTTAACCCGTTGTTCTGGCGTTACCAATATCTTCTCGATTCTAAATCGGCGAGTGAGAAGCCAGTTATTCTCAACGTGTATATCTTTATCGAAATCAGAACCGATAGCTTCCACTATTCGCTTCTTGTAGCTTACACGTTCTTGCAATTCAGCTTCGACAATACCTTTAATGTATTCGTAAGCCTTTGTTCCTTCTTTTGCTTCGTATAACATATCTTCTTCTTTTGTTAGTTCTTAATCTTGATCTGCGACGGAATAGCAGAAGATGAGGGCGAGATGGAGGCGGTGGTGGCGGAATATTCGGCGGCTTTATAGGCTCATGCCCACCTTCAAATATTCCGGAAACCAACAACAAAAAGAATATCGTGAACACCCAAAGAACGGTTACGATTACCTTTTCCTCCATCGATAACTCTAACGTCATTTCTTTCTTCTCCTATTACGTTTATTCTGTAAATACTGCCCAAAGTCTTTCGGAGTAGGAATCATCATTTCCATAGGCTCCCGATGCTTATAGACGCTCTGTGGGTAATAATCTCTATAATTTATTTCCATACGCTATCTAAAATTTATGATCTTTACAGACATCAAAACATAAAGTCTTACATTTTCGTTTCATACACCAGGCACTAGCACGGTGATCATCATCGACATCATACCAATAGCAGTTGCCGCAGAATTGATATACGTTATCGGGCATACGCTTATTTGTTTTTATGATTGCCACAAATACTACCGCATGACGTTTCACATTGCTCATCGATGCACCAGCCTTGGCCATAGGCATCCTCACTGTCGAACCAGAAACAGTTGCCACAACATTTCTTTTCTTTCTTTGCCATACGCTTATCTATTTAAATCTGATTACAAACATATTCTTTTTCAACCACGCATCCGGGCACATGCCCTTCTTTGGTTTATCTACCGTTATCTCGTCGATTTCCTTCTCGATATACGGTTGGTTATCTTTCGGATAACCGAGGAGAAAATGAACGTGAGTGAAAGGCTCTAATACCTCCTTGCGGTAAGTTCTATCTTCCGGACTATCCGAAGTATGCTTGAGACCTCCGGTGAGGTAGCCTTGTAGGAAAAGGCCTCTATCGGAAGCACGATGATATTTGGCTACGCCAGCTATCACGTCTGGCCTATTCGGAACATCCTTTCTTAACAAACGAATCGTCCAGTATAAGGAGCATTCTCGATACTCCTCTGTCTTTTCTCCGTTAGCAATCTTCTGATACCACTCATCAGTAAGATGAATGGTTAATACTTTCTTTTCTGCCATACGATAATCATAAAAATTATGCTTTTCCTTTATAATCTATACCTTCCCTTTCCAGATACTCTTCGGCTTCCTCTTGACTGTCAAACTTCATGGGGTGCCCGAATAAATCTTTCATGTATCTGTATCTCTGCCACCAATGTTTTTTATACATGATGAAGAACTTTATTTTATCTGCAAAAACAGAGAGCCTATCCCCTTTAAAGAAACTGGGGAAATATAACGAAACAATTTTTATTTTCATACTACTATTTTTTTTAAAATAACGATACTCTGCTACCTGCTCCATCAACACGATAAGAAATATTGTGAATATCATGAGAAGCATAAGCTGCAAATCTGAACATTGTTCAAGTGCCATAACTATTCCTCCACTTTCATACCAAAAGGCGTTCCGTCGTAAAAAGTGTTGTCTTGATAGCTATTTTTTGAAGCCAGCAGGATGGAGCTACCATCCGGATCTGCCAAGCCTGCATAGTCATCATCGACATAAACGATATTAAAATAACCTTCTTTACATTTTATCCACCCAAACGGTTGATGTTTTGACATCTCCTGCCAGCACTCTTCTGCGTTCTTAAAAGAACGGTACTTTGCTTCCGGCTTAATGCGGTAAAGGTAGGGGCACGATATGAGCATAGAAATATCTATTCCTTCCCCGTCAATATCTATATCCTTCCAAACGGCTCCTTCATTCATTTGAATAGTCTTGCCTTCAACTATTGCTTGAAGAAAAGAACTCGTCCTCCGGATTATTTCTTTGTTTATTGTCATCATATTCTCTTTTTTTACACTCTCCCCATTCCCAGCGATCGCTGGGAATGGGGGGTTATACTTCATAATTGCCAAACTCTTGCGCTGTTTCTAGCCTTTCAAACAACTGCTCTTCTTCAGATTTCTCAGAAAAGGAATGAGAAAAGAGATTTCTCATTGCCGCATAAAAGAAGTTATGACGGTTGCGATACAGCGTTGTGTAGCCATCAGCCAATCGAAATGGAAGGTGAGGGGGAGTTACGGGAAACAGCGACTTACCGAATACCGGCAGTACGCAGACTACTAACATCTGAGCATTATAACGTTCTTCCTGCTTATCTACTATAGTGAAAGAACACCGGAAACTTCTTCTTGGTTCTTCTGCCAGGGTTGTCGTATCACTGGTGAGATCAACCGGAATGAAATGAGACTTGTCACCTACCAAAATACTTCCGTCATTAATCAAATTCTGACCAAACGTTTTTTCGATGTCTTCCTTTTTAATGAAAAAGCACTTATCAGATAAACCAGCCAGACGGTCTAAGCCGTCCTCACCTAGCGTTTCTTTTAACATATTCATTTTGTCATCCATACGCTGTTACTTTAAATGATTTTTCTCACAACAGAGATATACGTTTTTGATAATCTCACGGAAGACGGAACTCAGTTCACAGTTACGATAGAGGATTTCTGCGATATTTGCCTTCTCATCGGGAGAGGCTTCACCTTCCAGAATATTGGTGAGGCAATGACCGATATGTTGTTTACCACGGGTGTCTTTCGATATATGATCACCTTCGATATGATAAATACCAAGAGTGGTAAGCTGTAGAGGATGCTGCTTCTGGAAAACCTTTATCTTATCACTAATTTCCTTCATGAGTTGGTCGAAATCCTCGGTAAGATGGTTTAAGCCTTTGGTGTAGGCGATGAAATCATCCAGGGTTTCACGGTTATCCAACTGCGCTTTCAGTTCCTCTTTCGAGAGAACTAGATCGGGTTTCTGACGGAGCAGAGCTTCTATCTGCTCGTCGATATATTTTCTATCTTCTTGGTTCATGTCTTATTGCCTTTTAAGGCCAGCGATTGAATCGCTGGGAACGGTGACTAATCTTCTATGAAATCCCGATTATAATCATTTACATCAATGATGATAGGAATATTCAGGATAACACACGAGGCGAATGGCAGAGCTGCCATATCGGAAAATACACTATCATAGGATGGAATCTCGATAGTTCTATCTTTCTCCTTGATAAGAATACTCTTGGCGGTGCGCCCGTAATTAAAGCCTTGGGTTGGAATACGGAAAACATTGTATCGGTTCTCACTTATTTTCGCTTCTACCTTCATCAGGCAAATATCCAACTTTCTTTCCTCACCATCCTCAATGATGGTAAGAACACCATCTCTAATAGAAGCACCATACTCCTGATTATCGTCAAACTCAAACGTGATACCATCACCATATTGAGAAAACTCGCAGTTGTCATACACCTTATCTAATAGGCGGGATAACTTGACGGTACCGTCTTCCTCGGTAGAAATGCCCGATAGAACTTTACGGAATGATTTGCAGAAGGTACTAATGCAGGTCTGAGCTGCCATCTTATCTATCTCTGCAATAATTTCCTTGTTGACTATCTCGGCATAGCTAGGCAAAGAAAAACTTGCCATCGGAATGTTCTTCTGCAGGTACTCATGCACCTGTTTACGAAAAGGCGATGAATAACCGGTGAAGTACTCCGTTATCTCTTTCTTGATACCTGCTCTTGCAGCTTCAACTACATCTTTTTTCAGTTCCTCGGAACTACCGATGAACTCTGAAACTATCTTGCTTAAATTATCTTCCATTATTTTTCATTTTTATCTGTTTGATTTTCTTGGCCCATCGATGGAATCGCTGGGAACGGGGGTTAGAGAGGTGACTGCTTGCTTCTTGGCCTGGCAGGGGCAGGATGCTGAGTGAATGCAACAGGTGGAGCCTCTGTCAGTTTCAAAGATGATATACTCGTGACCTTTTGAAGTTACGGTGATGCTACTACCTTTTATGCGGTTGTCATCTCTTTTAACATCGGTGATAATCGCATGAATAAGCAGATAGAGCATGCCAAACATGAATACTGTAAATATCACATCTGAGGTTGTTGCTTTCACCTCATAAAAGAGTTTCTTTAACTTTTTCTTATCCATACTTGCTTTGTTTTTATTTATTACATTTCTTCTGCATCTTCTCTACACTATCCTCAAGAATTTCCCTCAGAAGATCTTCGGGGAAATTAGAGATATTCATTTCTTCTCCGGAAATGTGTCGATGAAACTCCTGATAGTAGATGTCCTTGATTTCATCCCTATCAAGAGACTCGTATGTTACGAAATCGAACAACTCAGCAGAAACTATATCTTCATCCTTGAAGATGCACCGAGCTACGGCTATACCCCCGGGGAGTGCCAGCATGGAATAATCTCCGATAACTGACTTAACGCCTTCAAATGCGAAGAAGCGGGATAATTCCTGCGCAACCTGCAATTCGGAAATCTGCCTGTAGCCATATATCGACGAGATATAGGCATTTGTAAAACAAGGCAGAAAAAAGATTCTGAAGTTATGAAACTCCCACTTAGAACTTTTCGCCTTAGTCAGCATATCTGTGAGAACCTCGCCCTTTTCGTTGTGATAAACCACAGCATAAACGCTGCCAAGCTTGTTTCGGAAGACAAATTCAACATCCGTTTCTGCATGATCTACTACTCGTGGCTTCGACATACGTTCTGTAGCGTTGTTGAATTTTATGCAGCCGAACTCTTCGGGGCTACCAGCAGGAGTAGGCATCAGAACGATGTTGTCCTTTCTTTCTACCCTTGAGAGAAACAGACTCTTTGGATTGATGATACCCTGATCCATACGCATTTCTACTTGTTGTGGTCGATGATGATGTTGTATTTGGCGAGGACGGGTTCTAGACCAGTCATTACGCCTTTGCCCAGAAGTGGAACGGCATCGAGCACACTATATGGGATAACCTTCTTCTTAGGAAGCTGCTCACGGTTGGCTTCTTCTTCGAGGAGCTTCTTGCAAGTTTCCAACTCCTTGTCGGCATCATCACGCTCATCCAGGGCTTTCTTGTATTTGGCATTCAGCTCATCGTACTGCTTCTGGGTTTCCTTGGCTTCCTGCTTCAGCTTAGAGATGTAATCGCTGGCTTTATTCGCCGTAGTATAGGCATCATCGATTTTCTGCTGCAGGGTGGTGACTTCTTTCTGATGCTGAGATTTCTGATCTTCTAGCTGATGCTGAAGTGTGGCGAGCTTCTGGCGCAAGGCATCGGTATCGGTGGCGGTGTGAATGAAATCAAACAGGCGCTCGATGTTCTGCTTTAGCTGGGAGCAGGTATCGGAGGTGGTGGCGATGAGGGCTGCGGCTTCTTCGGCGGTTAGGGTATAGCCGGGGGGTTGACCAGCGATGGAATCGCTGGGAACGGGGGCACTCTCCTCGGCTGAATGCTGGGCTTCCTTCTTTGCTGCTTCCTCGGCTGCTTTTTCGGCTGCCTTATCCTCGGCTTGCTGCTCCTGCACCATAGCGATGGCGGAAGGCATATCGGAGAGCTTATCATAATAGGCTTCATCCTGGGAACCCAGGGAGAGGCGACCTTCGTAGGTTTCCCATAGACCATTGTCTATGAGATAGTAGATGGCAGAGAGAACGATGCGGTCTCCGTGCTCCTCGATATAGGTATTGAGAGGGGCTACCCATTCTTTTTCTACCACGTCTTTGAGCCATTCCTTGTAGATAATGCCATTCAGATCCTTCTTGTCTTTCTCGTCGGCATAGCAGGAGGCGATGCGGGGGAGAATATAGAGAGGTTCAGCCTTCTGTAGGAAGTTCTCGAAGTTGATTCCGAGTGCCTGGCGAACCACGTTGCTCACGCTCTTGTATTTATACTTCTTGAGTAATGAGCGGAGAATATTCTGTTGTTTCGTGTTCATGTTTTTATTATTGTTTATTTTGTATTTCTGAAACTCATGCTTCAACCTCTTGTGCCGGGTCTGCTGGCCAGCCATCCTCCTGATGGCACGAATTATGTTCTTCGGCTGACATCTCACGGCGGTTGTCGTAATATACAGGCTGCTCACCTGCGGCTACTCGCTCCTTGTTGTACTCAGCAAAGGCTATGGCTAACTTATCCATATATTCCTCGTTGGCACGGCGTTTAGCAATCTTGTAGTCTTGGGTAGCTTTCTGATACTGAGCGTGAGCATCGGCACGCTCGGCATCCTGCAGGACGAAGAAAGATTTCTTTTCCAAGGTCTGCTTGCTCAGAAACTCTTTCAGGCAGGATTTCTGATGCTCCTTGAACTCCCCTTCTTTCTCCACGAGTTCCTTCTTACGCTTCGCAAAGGCAGCCCCCCCATCGGTCTTGATTTTCAAAGCTGCTGCATGCTTGTCGTCTCTCTCCTTACGCAACGGCGCAAGGACTTCTTTCTGAAATTGTTCTAATGTTCTCATTTCTCTATAAATCCTTTAATGTATTAAAAACTTTCTTTCTAGTCAAAAAGCGAAGGGTTTTGAGCCTTCAACTTCGCTTCTTTCGCTGCCTTCATTTTCTCCTCGTAACCTTTCTTCACTTCGGCAGCATCAGTGAGACGTTGCTTCAAATCCTTGCGGGACATCAAAGGATTTGCCTTGACGATGGAGATAAACAAATCTCTGCCCAGCTTCTTGTAGAGAGGAATAAACTCCTTATCCACCAAATCGGCTTGGACGTTTTCAGGTGAGAGGTCGCCACAAAACGGCTGACCTTTCTCATCCACAATCAGGAAATGGCGCTTGTCATCTCCTGGTTCTGATATATCTATGCCTCCGGAATATTTGGCTACACTCAGTTGGCTATACAGCCAAAATCCCTTGGCGAATATAACTGCTCTCATAGGCGAAAACTTTAATTGATGATGCAGGATGATTACTGCAAATCGTGCTTAATATCATCCCACATTGCCATTTCCACCTTCTTGCCATCGAAATGGCCAACGGCTATCAGTTCGCCACCTTCCTGAGTAGCATCAGCAGAAGAGGTAGCTTTGCTAAGAATAATCATGATGTCAAACTCATTGATGGCATCCAGGATGCTCTTCATATCGATGTGTTGCATATTCTCACGTGCATTCTGACGGATGCGCTGTATATCAGCATCGGTCAACACGCCGGAAGTTTTCTCCTGCGCCTCTCTCACAGCCTGCGTCTCGATAGTGATGCGCTGCTGTTCATAAGCATCAGCCAGCAGTTCGGAGTTTTTCATCTGAGCAGCAATATTCAGGAACTTCTTGAATATATCACCCTCCTGCTTCAGCAAGACGGTAGCCAAACTCTGCTCAATTAGAAGAGTCTTGCCTTTTACCTGCCAGTAAATCAATCCAGCCTTCTCCCACTTCTTGATCGTAGCAATTACGCTGGTCAGATCACTCAGTTGCTTGAGGGCTTTCTTCACTTTATGTCTCTTAAATGGATTCCACATTGTCTATATCTTGTTTAAAAATGAATACTCAGTTAAGAAAAAGCGCCCTATTCTCACGAACCAGGGAGGTGCAGGAGACATGGTAAGACCCTGCATTGCTTTTTACCTTACACAAACTTTATTACCTTGTTATGCTGCCTTTCGCTAAAGGCTCATTCTCAAATTTTCACCTAAAAAAGATGAACACTTTAGAGTTTAGAAACCGTATTTTGATCTATTCTTAAACATGAAGATGCTTCTTTAATGGGTGATGAACCTGGTACCATCTACTTCCAGTACCAGTATATCGTTCACTACCCTGATTTCTCCGCTCTTGACGAACTGCACCTTTCTCTGGTGGCGCATAATATCCACCTTCAGACAGACGCATTCGCCCTCATCTACGTGTCCGGTCTTGGTGAGGAATTTGATGTAGAACGGCTTGCGCTCTACCTTCCTCGCTGTCTGCGGATGCACATAGCCAGTAACCTGCTGACCGCTGCGGGGGTCTATCCACTGCCACTTTTCGCAGAACTGGCGGAGGTTCTGATAAGACTGATGATATTTTGCCATAACAACACTTTATTTATCGGTTTATAAATGCCTACATCATTCCACCGAAATCGTGATAGTCACGATGACTTTCCTGCTCCTTGTCTTCCGGATAAGGCGGCAAGTTCGCATGCAGAAATCGGTCGAGGATCATACTCTTTACCTCCAGCTTGCTCTTGGCTACCCGCTGCCGGTGTCGCAATATATCAGGCAAACAGATATTTCGCAGCGGGTTCGACCAGTCGGAGGCATTGCTGCAAGCCGAATAGTCGGGATAGAGGACCATTGTATAATGCGACAGTTTGCCGTTTTGGGCATCGAGCATCGGACCCGCCAGGGTGAAAGCCTTCTCCTCATTGTAGAGAACCAGGTGCGAGGTCTGAGTACTTACGTCCTTGTGGCTGGTATATAAGATGCGGTCCTTATACTCCTGCAGGTGAACATCTATCCAATCTTCCACATTCTTGTCGGTGGAGAGTACCAGGTGGGTGATCCATTTCCGCTCGAAACAGGTGCGTAGATACTGGACCATATATCCAGTGGCGGATGTTCTGCTTACGGTCATCGCCAGCACCATCACGCAGAAATGCTTTTTCTGTGCCCGATTGGGATTCACGTCCGCCAAATATCCTATGGCGTGGAAGAATTTATCCAGCAGCACATCACCGTGAGTGTAGAAGCTCAATGCTCGCCGTGGAGCCTGCATCACTGCCTTGGGCAGCTTTTTATCTACACAGCAGGGAGGTATGAATAACAAAGTATCATCCATAATCTTATCAGTATTTTCTGAGAATCTATTATTCGTTCAAAATCATCGGCATGAGCAGGGTCAACGCTCGGGGTGAAGACTCGTTGGCGGTGACGACTCCTGCACGGCTTGGGTCACCCAGATGAAGGGTGACGGTATCACTTGGGATTGGTGCCAGGACATCAAGCAGACTGCTTGCCTTGAAACCGATGCTATGACCTTCCGGACAAGTGCCGTCGGTGATGAGCACCTGGTCGTTGGCTGACATATTGAAGTCTAAGTCCTGGGCAGAAATATCCAGGAACATGCCGTCCTTCTTCAGGACGATCAGGTTGCTGCTCTCGCTGGAGAAGAGTGCCACGCGCTTTACTACGCTTGCCAACTCCCGCTTATCTACTGTAACCTTATAAGGGTTGTTGCGAGGAATCACGGAATTGTAGTTAGGGTATTGGCCCTCTGCCTTCTTGCAGACGAAGGTAATGTCACCTGCCGTGAATCTCACCATGCTCTCGTTTGCCTCAATATCAATATCCTCTTCACCATCGAAAGCTGAAAAAGTCTTGAAGAAGGAGCTATATACGAGAATCTTTCCCGGTGTTCCGCTACGGAAGAAGTTGCTGCCTCCTGAATCAGGATTGTTGGTATGAATCAGTTTAATGAGGACGTGGCCGTTGGAGGCTACAAAGATAACCTCACTTCTATCCTCGGCTACATCGATGCAGAGGCATCTCATCACTGGGCGAAGCTCGGAATCGGATACGAACTTGCCGGCATGAGAAAGTACATTGCTGAAGGATGCCATCGGCAGAGAGATGTGAAGACTGGCATTATCGGGCTGCGCAGCCCGAGGGAATGCCTCTGCGCTGAAATATACCAGACTCACGTTGCCCTTCTTTACATTTTCGCCGTTCTGAGTGCAGTACTCGATGTTCAAACAGTGATCCTTGTCCTGAGAGAGGTCCATGGTGACTACGCAGTCAGCAGGAAGGGTGGAGAGGAGTGATAACAGAGACGTGATAGGCAGAACGACATCTTCCTTGAAGCTGCCCTCTACGATGGTAAGGGGTGCAGGAATGGTGAGTTCGGAATCAGTGGTAGCTGATACGAAGAAGAACTTACCGTCTTCCTTGCGCTGGGTTAAGAGCACGTTGCTCAAGATGGCGATAGCGGTCTTGCTGTCGATACACTTCGCAGCCTTCTGCAAGGCTTGACGGAGCAAGAGGGATGATTGCGCTTGTATTTTCATTTTGCTTTATTTTTTTATAGAAATTCAATTTCCTTGTTTACAAATTTAAGATATGTTTTGAAGAACTGCGTTACCTGCTCGCAGGCTCCGCTACCGGTATAGGTGCATCTGCCCGTGCAGTTGGTTCGAGTGCCGTCTGGATTCTCACAATACTCACCTGGGCCTGTACCGCCCCGATGCTGCGGGCAGAGATACACAAAGGTATCTACCCAGGCTTGCCGATTGGCTACCCGGATGCCTATCTTCTTTGTTTCTTCTTTCTTTGCCATTTTTGCTTTCTGAGTTTAAGATGACCAGCGATAGAATCGCCGGGAACGGTGACTAGAACGGCAAGTCGCTCTTATCTATTTCGCCTACCGTAGCTGCTGCATTGCTGCTATCGCTGCCGTTCGGTATAGCTTGCCTTCTACCCTGCTTGCGGGAGGTGAATGCCTTCCAGCGTTCTTCCTCTTCTGGGGTGAGGGAAACGATGTTACCATCGTCATCACGGTACGGTAATGGGTCGGGACCTTCTACATATTCCTTCGCTATCCGCTTTAGCTCATCATAGCTTTCCGGAATGTGATCCTTACCCTTGCGGAAGAAGAAATAGACGTGCTTGCTGGTCTTTACCCTGCGGATATGCTTCGGCTCTACACTTTCATCATTTTCCCATTCCCGCCCTACGAAGTACTCCTCCGTTATCCAGGCTCGAAGCTTGAAACAGCCATGACGCTTGTTGTCCTCACCTATCAGAAGATTCTCCGGATTGCAGTCGATATTCATATTCTCGCAATACTTCCTGATTTTCTTCTTGAAGGTGGCTCGGCTGTACTCCTTACTCTTGCCCTCACTGGCATCAGCCCAATCTCGCATAAACTCATTAAACATTTCGTCTGCACAGATAGGTGCTGAATATACCTCATTGCGACTGAAGAACCACTCAAAGTAGTTCACTGTATTCTCGGTCAGTTCTCTTACCATCAGTCTTCGCTGAACGTTCTTCTGAGGAGCAACCGCAAAGGTATGATAGCGCATGATGAACTGCACGGCAAGGGCACAGATATATATCGCCTGATTGCGGTCTCGCTCATTCAGCTTTTCTGGGTCCGAGGCGAGATTCTTCATTACCTCTTTAGGAGAGCGCGCCAACTTATGTTTCATGGGGTTCTCACCACAAAATCTGTCGGATAATGACACCAAGGGAAAACGTCTGAGCGTACTATCTTCACTATCACTTAGCTGATAGTTACTGGTAATCACGTTCAATGGCGATTCCTCCAGTTTGAATACAATCGGGTCGCCGAACTTTCGCTCAACCTTGGCACCCGCCGTTACCTTGATATAGAAGTACTTCATCGGGAAACCCGAAGGCTTATCTTCCCAGTGTATTACTCTAAACTTACCCGGATATATCAGTAAATCAGAAAGAGCAAACTTTGCGTCGGCAATCGTTACAAACTCTTTCATATCGACACGCAACACATTCACTGCTGAACCTACCACGAGGTTTATCATCAATGATTTGCCTGAACCGCCACTTGCCTGCTTTTCGTCCTCCACCGCATCTTCGAGGAGATAGGGACAGATACTCTGCATGTCAGCCCATGAGCGATAGCAGATTCTTCCCAAGCAGGAAATCATGTTGGCGAAATGAGAGTTGATGTCGGCGATGGCTTCAGCGGGCATTGGCTTCTTGTTACGAATACTATCCTGCTCCAGTCTCCACTGCACATTGCAGCAACCGCGTATCACTCTCAGTACAGGCCAAAGTTCCTTCTCCTGCTTGCCTTGCCAATCAACCTGCCAGCGGAAGGTTTGCGCCCAATCTTTGAGGTCTTTCTTCTTCTGGTCGATTTCAGCTCTCGTAAAGACAGGAGAACCGTCCTCGTTAACCTGCGCTTCCTCTTGGGCGATGGCTGCTACCTTATCCCTATATTCCTGGCTCTCGCTGATTACGAAAGGAGGATTGAATACCCTCATCGTGAAATCATACGGCTTCTTTGCCAGGGATGGGATGAAGAAATTCAACTTCTCGTAGCTGACTGGCATGATAGTTTCGGGAGTGATTTTCAACGCTACATTTCGGAAAAAGAAATATTCCGTATGGGCATCGAAGCTCTCGGTGAAGTCTATCACCATACTTTGCAAGCCTCCAGCCGATTTCTCGCTGAAATTTTTGTCTATCAGGTTGGCGCAATCTGACATCATCTTGCGCTCCTGGTTATTATGCCGCCAACTCTGTTCGGTAAACTGCAGAAGTTGGTTTTTTGTTGCCTGAATGATACTCTTCTGGTCGATGTATTCTACGAAACATCTATCCAGGTGGATATACTGACCTACGAGGTCGGTACTCTCGGGATCTACCATTCTGTAATAGCCATGGCAAGTCATAAAGAGCCAAACCTTTGTAGGCGATACCTTGCAGGTAGGCGGTTTAGGTTTGCCGCTTCTCGGGTCTCGGGGATATTCTATCTCAAATGGGTCCGTATTGTTGGCACCCCGCAACCGCGAATATAACGGCAACCTTATATCGTGGTCGAACTTGAAGTTGTCGGCATCATCCATGTGGTAACACATCAGATAGTCTCTCACGCTTCGTGGAGAACAGCCATACAACCAGTTCCACCTTTGATTATATCTACTTCTGAATCCATCGGGTAATGTGGCATAACAAATATCGCAATACTTGGTTGCGATGGCTCCGCAATCCCTCTGGCTGGCGATGTCGTTAGGGTAAATCATAATAACCCTCTCGGCAAATCGCTTCATTTTCTGATACTGCAGGGCATTGAAGTCTAACTTTTCCTGCCTCCACTGCCCACGCTCGATATACCAGAAGTTTCTTCTGCCTAGCGAGAAAGCTACGTGGTACCAGCAGTATTTCTGAAAATGTTTATCCTGCGCCTTATCCTGACGCAGGGAACGCATGGCGTAATAGATACTCAATGCGTCTTCTGGTGTTCGACAGAAAACGATGTTCTGAGCCTTGATGTCGCCTACTTCTATAGGTTCTTCTTCGCTATGGTAAGTACCTTTCGGCGCTCCTTCTTTCGTTTTATTCTCTACCCAAATTTCCTTAGTCTCTGTATAAGGTTCTCCCGGTTGCAACTTTTCTATAGCCGAGTGAACGGCAGTAGAGTTGTTACTCCGATGATCCATCGCATAGGTAAAAACCTTATCGCCCATCAGCCACTTGCTCACCTTCCTCACGCTGTGATCCTCGCAGGTGGAGAAGACGATGGGGTCTTGCTGCATGGCTGGACGGAAGAAGCATCCGCAGCTTCCTTGCGGGGCTATCACGTCTGTAGCGAAGCAGACGAACAGCGGGTTCCAGGGTGTACCGTAAATCACTTCACTCACCAGTTGCCCGTTTCTCACTACATTAGGCAGCGTCACCTGGTCCACGGCATAGATACGGAAATCTTCATTCAGCATCTTTGTGTTGAAGTCCTTTCCGAAGCCGTACTGAGGGATGCCTTTTACTAATGTGACTTCGCACCCCAGGGCTGCAAGCTCCTGGGGGTTGAAATCTGTTTTGGGCATAAAAGAGAATGTTTCTATCGTCTGTGTGGCAATAGTTCGATAGTCCATCTTGGCAAAGAGCGCAGGCCATTTGGCTTTCGTCTTCTCGTTGTCGCCATACGCCTTAACTACGAGGTCGTGGCAAAGACGCAACAGACTGGCTCCGTGCATCGGCAGCTTGCGCATAGCAGCATAAAGCTCGATCGCACCGTAGCCGTATTTACCGGTCTTGGTACACATCCAGCGCAGGGCACCATGCTCTGCCTTGGTATTATTATCCACCCCTATGCCGTTATACATACCGCCACGCTCATTATTGTATATAATGAGGTGTGGTGTCTGTTTTGCCTTGCCCTGCTCGCCATCGTCTGCCTCTTCCTTCTGGCAGAGCGGACAGAAACAGGCAGTCTGTCCCTCGATGCGCTGCTCATCGGCAGGTTTTACGAGGAATGCCATGTCAAGGTTGGCAATCTGGTTAAGTATAGGATGGAATAACATATCTTTATATCAAGAGTATTTATATAGTAAAAGAGAAAGGGAAGGCACCACTCTTGACCATTGGCCAGCGATGGAATCGCTGGGAACGGAGGCGAAGGGTAGGCCAAACTTCAAGTGTTTACATCTTGCCGGGTTATATTCCAGAGCGAGCGGTCGGAGCTTTTGAAAATCTGTGGTACTCGCCCGCAGCAAAGATGCAGTGAATCGCAGTCGTGGAGCATTACTGACTTCCACTACCCTTTCATAAGAGCGTTTCCAGAATGCCTCCCCTATTCTCTTTTTATCAATATTGTCAAAGAAAGAAGACCTTCGGGGCGACTGGCCAAATTTTGAGGATGCCGCAGCTACCGTCCGATGGGGTTCCCAGGCTTTTTAATCAGACTTTCCCCTTCTTTTTGAAGCTGCGGGTAATGAGATATGCGATGAATGTTTCCAAGTCCATCTATCGCCCGTCCGGTCTTCCTGCCATTTTAACCGATGGCTCGGTTGTCTAACAAAATAAAAATCGAAAACGAAGTGTATATCGTACCGAAGTTGCATGATGTCATGCAGAATATCTTTTATTTCTTCATATCTTTATGTTTTATAAATTCAGAAATGTTTCCAGGCGATAATGCCTGATCTTACAGTTGCAGATAGTTTCCATGCGGTGTACTATCATCTGCGAGAGACTTTCCATCGTGAGGAAATCGGTATCTAGACCGATGATCTGCACCTCCTGCCTCCAATAGATCTTGCCGTTCTTGCGGCGGCAACTATGCGAAGGCGTGATAATCATATCTTCCACGCTGCCCGTCATCATCCTGCAAAGATACTCGCAGGTATCTTTCAATAGGGCGAAGGGAGCATAGAAGAGAAGAGTTGGAATGTCATCCCTCAGTCCGCTCATCGTCTCGGTATAGGCGAAGCGATGGAGCATCTTATATCGGGATAAATTCCTGTGCCTCTGCTGTATGCCCGTCCGGTTAGGGATATAGGGCAAATCGAATAGCCTAGGCATAGGCTTCTCTTATCTTCTTCATCATCTGCCAGGTGCTGTAGATACTTCGCTTGCAGTCGAAGAGCGGGTCATGTGCTGCACCTTCATCATCAGCGATGTCCTTGTAGTCCGTAGTCAGAGCATAAGCCTTGTCTAAGGAGAACTTCTCCTCGTTCGGTTCGGCTGCATCCCAGATGATTCTCGCAAGTTCAAGATAGAACGTGCGATGATCTCTCAACTGGGTATGCTTAATCTGGAACTTGATGCCCAGCTTGTAACAGATATATCTCAGGATAGCGGGGTCAAAGTCGGTACCCTGCGCCCAAAGGCAGAGGTCTTCATCACCGAGTTTCTTCTTGATATATTCTATCCATCCGAAGAGGTCGTTCACTACCACATCAATAGGCTGGCAAGGTGACTCGTCGCTGTCGCTATCGAGCAAGGCAGCCTTTGCCTCGTCACTCTGCTTTGCCCACCAGTCTGCCGTCGATTGATCGAAGGCGAACCCATTCAGGAACATGCTTCGCAGGTCAACGTGGGCAGAGAATGTGGAATTTCTCAACACGCCGTCACCTTCATCAAAGAAGGGACTCTCTTTACCGTAGCGCTTCCATGCCACCGCGCCGATACTCATAACGGCTGCGGTGGGAGAAAGCGAACAGGTTTCAAAATCAACAGTTACATCTATCATTTGTAGTTATGAATGTTTCATTAAAGACCAGCGATGAAATCGCTGGGAACGGAAGCGATGGGGATATGACAGCTTAGGCTACTCTTGTCTGCAAGAGCGCCCTGATGCCTTCCTGCTCCCACGGTTTCCAATCATCGGCGGTAAACCGCTTGATGATGGTGGTGCGGCTCATACCGCGTTCCTCCATGAAGGCAAAGAACTTCATGCAGAGACCGCTGCTGGCTTTTTTCAGACAGGTGTAGAATACACCTGGCTCCTCGCTCTTGGCAGCCTCTGTCAGATAACCTTTCTTTCCAATCTCGTTACCCAGGGCATCGGTCTCCACATACTCGGATAATAGGTTAGCTACTTCCGGTATAGCTAAGAACTGTTTTTTGCAGTTCTTGATGCCTAGGATTTCCCAGGCATCGAAACCCTTCTGGAAGAAACGAAGGTAAAAAGTCGAAATAGTGAAGCCTTTGGCTGATAAAAACTCAGCTAAGTTCTTCTTTTCGTCAGCAGAAATATCATTTACCTCTAACGGAGTATTATTCTGCGTAACTTTTTCTATAATTTCCTTTGTCATCTCAATTTTATTTCTTAATTTTGGTGCAAATTTAGGAAATAAAATCATAACTACCAAATGTTACCTATATTTTCTTTCAGAAATTAGGGGAATTTAACATAGGTAAGATATATTAATTGATTTTTAGATGAGCAGATTAGAGTTTATTCACCTTTTAAATATACTTGAGATATGAAGTACTTTTATAACTACAGCTTCCTCGACAAATGGATGGAAGCCAACAGAAAAATCACCAATAAGCAAATTATGAAGGCTATGGGTACTACGAGTAATGCGTGCCTGGATAGCTGGATAAGAATGAAGTCGCCGCTGCCTACCATCGCCCTGCTGCGCTTCTGCAATGCGTTTCACGTTCCGCTATCGGCATTTATTGTAGATGCGGATGCTCAGACGGAAGAGAACGATGAGGGCATAGAGCACGTGCTGCCTGGTATTGATGATCAGTTTGAGCCAGATGGCGGATATATAGATAATGATGAGAAGCGCAAGCTGGGCACACGCGCCCTGCGCAATCCGCTCGATGTGGAGAGAGTGAAATCGGTGGTGCCGGGGTGGACTAGCGATGGAATCGCTGGGAACGGGGGCGCAAAGGGGGCAAGGCTCGGACGCAAGGAAGAGTATAAGGGAGAGAATGCCCCTGCCCCTATGAATGAGACTGCCCCTACTCCGATTGCGGAGCCTGCTCCTGATGCTGATCCGGGCATCAGCATGGCCACCCTTAACCGCATGCTCGATATTATCGCCGAACAGCAGAAGCAGATAGGCGATCAGCAGAAGCTCATCAATGAACTGACTCATCGCTTGAACATTCAGCAGAACGGCTTGGGTATGGTGGCGGAAGATATACACCATCGGGCAGATGAGTAGTTAAGGCTTTTACACTTAAAGGGCGTATTGAAAAAAACAGCCAGCTATCCATCACGGACGGCTGGCTGCAACAAAGTATAACCTTTTAAACTTTTTGAAAAAACTAGTTAACCTAAATAAAAACTAAATAAAAACCTTAATTATATATGAAATACTACTTTTGCTCATTGGTTGCTGCCATTCTGCGGCGAAGGAACTCCTTCTCCCCGATTACCTGGCAGTCGGCGCTTGTGCTCACATAGGGCACATCGGTATAGTAGAAGCCGTGATGCAGGAAGAGTGGTGGCGTTGTGGTGCCGAAGGTGAACGGAAGCTGCGCTTCCTTTCCATCCTTGCCCTTTGCCATTTTTGGTTTGAACTGCAGGATAGCGATGAGTGCCGTTTCATTTACGATCGGAAGTGATAGCATCTCTTTCTCCAGTTCGCTGTTCTCATCAGGAATGAAGAGTGATGTGCTCTGCATTCCGTCTTTGGTAGGCATCTGCACGTTCTTCCATCCCTCCTTGTGGATGGTGTTCTTGAACTCTACCATCACTACACCTCCGGCAAAGCCTTCTGGTGATTCGTAGTAGGTATTGGCTCCCTGCTTCTCTGCCCAGGCTCTCGCCTTCTCGCTTGCTTCACTGCACTCGGCAAGAAATGCTTTCAGCTTCTTGCCTGTTTCACTCTCCTCTGCTATCTTCAGATAGTTGTGAGGTCTGTTATCTTTACCCATAAATCCTTGTATTTTAAATCTATTATATAATTTTCGAGAAAAATTGTATTTTTGAGTATATATTTTTGGCGAAATATTGTATTTTTGAGAAGGGAACCAGCGGTGGAATCGCTGGGAACGGGGGCGCAATGGGGTTAAAGCGCCCGGCAATAGATAACTGGCTCGCCACTCTCGTCGTGCTGCATGTGGAAACCTTTATAGCCTAGCTCTTGAAGGTATAGACTCAATGGGTCTCCCAGCGGGCAGACAATCGCCTTGAAGTACTCACGAAGCCGGGCATCGTTGAACACCTCGCAGTCTTCTGTCCAATGATTCAGCGGCTCAAACTGCTTACCGAAGGCTTCTATCTTTGCCGGGATAACGAAATCATGCAGCGTCACTTCTGCCTGCTCCTCATTATCTACGAGGTCGTAATCATTTCTGTTCTTTCTTCCCTTGCCCATGGTCATCATGCTTTTTGAGAGTTGTCAGTAACAGCACCACTACTAATATCAGGAACAGGGCAAAGGCGTTCTTTCTTGCCGTTTCCTGCCATGTTGCCTTTCTTGCCTCCCTGGTGTTTTTTTCCGGCGTATCTGATAGGCTGTCGGTAGCTTCCCAGTGAGTACTCACGTTGCTGCGGGTGCGGACGGATAGGCTGTCGATGGTTTTCTGCATCTGATTGATTTCCTGCTGCTGCATCCGCAAACGCTCATCGTAGGATGACTGGTTGCTGTGGCTGCCTTTGCGATGGGTGGTGCGCTGGGTAGTCTTCTGCCTGTTGCCGGAAGAATCGGTAGTCTCGGTGATATGTTCCTGGACGGTTTCTTCATATTCGCCCGATTCCGAGGAGGTGACAGTGGTCTGCTTATCCTCGATGAGCTTCCTGGCTGCACTATCGCTTGCCGCTACCTGCTTATGCACGCTATCCGTCTGCTCGGTCTTCACGCTATCTTTCGTTTCCTGGTGGTTATCGCTAACCACCCGTCGAGAAGTAGTGCAAGCCGCTAGCATCATCATCGCTACTGCAATCAAGAGTAGATGAATAATCTCTTTCCTTTTCATACGTTTTCATTTATTTAATGTTTCTGATGCAAAGGTACGAAAAGAAGGGGAAACGGGTGGGACAAAAAAAAGGTAAAAAGGCGATTTTACCTTTTTACCTTTTTACTTTTATCCGCGGTAGAATACCGGAGCGAAAGACCCTTTGCAATCGAAGAACTCCTTTGCCTTGTCTTCAATACCAAGATTTCTGATCATCTCGAAATCATCATCGCTGCACTCCACACAGAACCTTCCGTTCTTCATACCGACGAAGGAAAGACGGGAAATCAGTGATTTCTCAGCATCGCCTATAAAGAGCTTGCAGAATGCCTTCCACTTGTCGGCACCCTCGCCTACCTTCGTCTCTATCTTGGAAGAAGCAGGCTGCACGATAGGGTTGCCGAACAAATCCATCTGAACCTGTACCTGAGTTTTTCCTTGCATTTCGGCTATCGAGTCGTAGATACGAAACTTTAGAAATGCAGGATTGCCTACCTTGCGTTTGCCATTATATATAGGTTCTACTGAAACACAAATATCCAAAAGTCCGGCTTCCTTCAGTCTGTTGATGTCGGCAATACTTGTATCGAGCACATTCTTTTTGAACTGGGAAAACTTAGGATAGGCTTCCTTGAAAACTTCACCATCACCAACCTCTATCATACCCAGATAGGTTTTGATTTTGCGTACCGTCAGACTGATTTCACGCTCCTTCCAGTTGTTTCCGCTTGCATCCCTCAAGATATAATACATCATAGGCATACGAGCTACCTCGCCTATCAATGCGATATTGTCAGGATGAGATACATATCCTTCTGCCATATTGAATACATAATCTAAGACGTAGGTTTTTCTTTCCGGGTCTATGACCTGCGGATTCAGCGAGAACACTACACCGGAGTTCATAATAGCTGTATCACCGCTGGCGAACACATTATACATTGCCATACCCCAGGTACCATCAGCCTTCTTCTTCGGGCATTCTATCGTAACCTTCAGTACATCGGCTACTGCCTGACGAGCTGCATAGTAATTATTTTCCGGGATGCCCAGTTCTGCAAAGGGGATATATATCTGCGTCACGCCCGAATTTTTCGCTGCCTCAGAAAACAGAGATTTCGGTATCTTTCTTGACCTGGCAAGGTCTGAGCCGAAGAACTCCTGTATGAACGGCTGTAACTGCTCGCTTACCTTTACTAATACTGCCTGTTGCAGAAGTGTGAGATTCTTGCTTAAACGAGTGAAAGCAAACGGTGTATTGATCCACTTCTGCGGCAAATTACTATTTTCTGCCATATTCTTATCATTTTCATTCATTTTAGGTAAAATTCTACTAAAGTCTTTTACCTGCTAACCCATATTTTTATCCATTTTTACTAAAGTATTTTACCTATTTACTATTTCTTTTTACCTCGCGCAAGACTAAACTGTTGATAATCAACACTTTTAGACTATCTCTTATAATATAAATATAAAGAAAGACTAATTTTCCTATATATTTATATTTAAATAAGTAGGTAAAAGACTTTAGTAACTTTTTACCTAAATAAGGGTATCGAGGTAAAAGACTTTAGTAACTTTTTACCTGTTCGCCCTATTTGAGGTAAAAGACTTTAGTAACTTTTTACCTAAACTTAGCCATAAATGTAGTGAGTTGGTACCGAAAACTATACCCTTCGGTACTATTTCGGTACCTCATCGAGGTAAAAGACTTTAGTAGGATTTTACCTTCCTACAGGCAATAGTTCGTACCAAAAACTATAACCCTTTTGTACCTTTTGGTACGAAAGTCGCTACATTAACGGCTAAGTTTTCATCGTAACCATCAGGAAATCAGTTATTTAACCTTTTGGTATAGTGAAGATTATATTGGTGTAACGTATTTCGTAGCACATAAATAGCTATAAATCAACGTTTTACGACATAAACTTAGCCATAAATGCAGTGAGTTGGTACCGAAAACTATACCCTTCGGTACTATTTCGGTACCTCGTCGAGGTAAAAGACTTTAGTAAGATTTTACCTCAATCTGACTTTTCGTTTACCTACAAATCTGACTTTTCGTTTACCTGCATTATCCGTTCTTGTGTCTATCCAGGTACTCGATAACGGATTGCAGGGCTACATTACTCTGTTTCGCTCCACGAACTCGTGTATCGCCTGCAAAGCCAATTCCTTGAGAGTCTTCTTCTCAATCTTTTTCAGCATCATCAACTGGAAATAATCTTCCATCGGAACGTTAACTACAATACCGTTGGTCGCACTCTTATCTCTTATAGCTGCCAAAGCCTTGTTAGGAACTGGGGGAGTATCTGCAGGCTCCGAACTTTCCTGAGTCTGCTGTGGCTCATCTTTTGGCTGTGCTGGTGCTTCCGGCTTTTCTTCCTTCACTTGCTCTGCCTGCGCCTCCGGCTTTACTTCCTTTGGCTTTTCTTCCTGCACTTCTGGCTTAGGCTCCTCAACCTGCGGCTGAGACTCTTCCGGTTTCTGTTCCTTCACCTGCTCCTCGGTTTGCTCTTCCTGCTGCTGATTTGTATCAGGTGTAACAGGTACCAGAGGAGTACCACCCTGCTCTTTATCTTCACGGATAGACTCTGCGGTCTTCGCTACTTTCGTTTTTCCAAACTGAAATTTCGACATAACTCTTTCTAAATCTATAAATCCATAAAACCAGTAATAAATCTCATATACCCATAACGAGCCTACTGCTCGCTATAGGTATCAATAATCTCCTTGGCAAACGCTGCATAGCTTTGCGCTGCATCACATTCAGGAGCATAGGTAAAGATGTCCTGAATCATCGCCTGGGCTTCCACTATCTTAGTACGACGAGGAATTTCTGTCTTGAATACATAATCGCCATACTCATCATCTACGTGCTTCGAGAACTCCACGCTTGCCTTGGTACGCTTATCCACCATCACTTTGAGCAAGCCGCGCAAATCGAGATTTGGATTGATTTCTGCCTTCACCTCTTCTGCCCATTTTATCACACTTGACGAACCGAAGGTAGGCAGGGCTTCCAACTGCATAGGGATGATAATACCCGTAGCTACTGCCATCGCATTCTTGGTAACGAGATTCATAGCCGGTGGGCAGTCGATGATGATATAGTCGAAGGCATCAATCACGCTCTGCTCGCCTCCCTGATCTTCTGGAAGAGATACAGGCAAGCCGAATATCTTAACCAATACCTTCAGCGGATTCAACTCTCTCAACAGGAAAGGTTCTACGTTCAGCATATCCTCCGACGATGGGGCGATATAGAGATTGCCGCCGTAGTCCTGATCACCTACCCTCACCTGATACACTGGGAGAGAAGTCTTGTTTACCAAAGCCTCGTACATGGTACCGTGCTTGTCGGTGCGATCACGCCAGCCGCAAAGCAAGGACACGTTAGCAACCTGAGCATCCAGGTCAACAATCAACACACGAGAACCATTTTCTTTAATAAGACCACATGCCAAATTGTGTGCAGTGGTGCTCTTTCCTACTCCGCCCTTGTCATTCACGATAGCAAGGACCTCCTTTAATTTTTCTGCCATAGCCTATTCTATATTTTAAATTCTTAAATCTAGTGCAAAATTAATAAATATATCTCATACTACAAAACTTTTTATTCTAAAAAACGAACTTAGGTACGTATTTTAATATTTATTTATATATCTACATACCAATTTATCTATTTATCTACCAATTTACGTACATAAGAAGGTAAATATATAAATACATAGATAGATAAAAATGAACGTAACTAAATATGTATATAGATAAGTAAGAAGGAACGTAACTAGATAAATAAAAACATAAATAACTAAATAGATAAATAAATAGAAAAGTACAAACGTACATACATATATACAAACGTACAAAAGTACTTTCATACGTTTGCCTTCTCATATTATATATAGAAATCGCCTGGATATTACGAACAATACCCAGGCGATCATCCTATTTTTCATATCTCATAATCATTCCCTTCACTATTCCAGGCATCTTCTACCGTTACGCTCACTCCCTTCTGGTGATGATAGAAGCTGCCGGAGATAGTGGTAATCTTATTACGCTCCAGCTTTACGCCAGGTACCAATATATCGGCGTATGGCTTATCGCTGCCTTTTCTGCCCACTAGGAAGGAAACATCAGACGTATATCCTTCTGCTGGCACCAGCACATAATAGGCGATACTCTTATTCTGCTTGCCCGCATTCACGGAAGCATCATAGACTCTCTGATTCTTCGCAGCCTCAGTAACATCAAAGGTCTGCCACGCAAAAGCCTTGTACTCATTCAGGCTGGTAGTAATATCCCCGGCATCATCGGGATATACATCGGTAGGCGCTACCACAAGCTGCGCCACGATTCTATCCAGCGCAATGCTTGCCGACTGCTTGCCCACTCCCACCGTAATATCCTGCACCGCTCCGAACGTATCCGAAGTCTTGGTAGAGGTCAGTACTGCCGGAAGACTCTCGCCAACTGCCGTGAGCACATTATCACTCACAGCCCAGTCAGCACCCCCGGCATCCAGCAGGGTAGGGGAGACGCTTCTGGTGGCAATCACCTTCAGGGTGTGCTCGCCATAATCGAGGGTCAGATCCGGCTCGGCAAAGTCCTCGGCATCGCTCGTCTGGTGGAGCACCTGCAGCAGGGTTCCCGTCTCCTTGTCATAGTCGAAAATAAAGAGATCAGTAAGCACCTTGCCTTCTGCGGTGAGGGCCGCACGGGTAAGGGCAGGGGATGAAGATGCCTTGCGGCTCTGCATCGTAGAGGAAGAAACGGAAGGGGTAGGGGAGATGGAAAGCTTCACGTGGCCCTTTGCTTTTACCGAAGTCTGCTGACCGTTCTCAGGGTTCAACACTCCATCGCTCTGGGCGCAAGAGCTGAAGCCCGCACCCGCTGCCATCATCATAAGGGTGGTGGCAAACAAAAACATTCTAGTTTTCATAAGCCAAAAATTTAAAAGGTTTGAGTTTATAATTTTGTCGCAGCAGGGCAAAATCCGTGGATTTTCCCTGCTGCTATAATAATTGTTCCATAATGCTGCCATAACGTAGCCGATACGTAACGGCTATTACTCCATCATGTTAGGGTCTTTGTCATACTCGCTGGCGGCTTCCTGCTGCCACTCGTCATGCTTCTTCTTATAGAGTTCCTTCTGATACTCTCTGTCCAGAAATTTGTTCCACTCCTTTTCAAATTCCTCCTTCACAAATTTTCGTATCGGTCCGAGATACTTCTTTTCATCCTCACAGATGATGCGATTTCTCTCTTTGCGTAGGTCAGCATCACTTGAGGTTGATTTCCGGAAGAAGATTCCGAACTCAACCTTTGAACTCTTCAGCTTGCAGTATTCTATCAGGAAAGGAACCAGGTAGTCTTTCAGCGTCTCAAGTACATCCATATCTCCATCCTCTAAACCGAGATTCGTAAAGCGCAGATTCTTCAATAAAGACATAACTAATACTTCCTTGTCTGTTTCTACCGTCAGTTCGTAGGATGAATATCCGCCATCAGGAAATTCGTCATTATAGAAATCGTAGTCAATAAATACCTTTAAAGAACCGGTCATATTCGATTTGTCTATATGAACATCATAACTCTTCAGGTCGGGAATAACCGATGAAATATATTGAGTATATCCAAAGATATTATGTAGATTTTCAAAAGGTATCGTTTCTCCACGATGGGCGATGACAGGGCTATACTCAAAATCATCATTCGCACCCGCAGGAACACGCCAATAACCTTCTTCGCTGATATAATACGGTTTAATTAGCCTTTCCAAACTGTCCTTGTCTTTCTTCCACGCAAGACCAATACGCTCGAACAATATGCCGAACTCATCAAAGAAGATGACGTGATCGTTGCAGGAGAAGGCAATTATTTCTTCATTATCTTTCATGTTTCTAGTTTTTAAAAGATTCTATAATGTATATCTGAATAACGCAAAGGGTGCAGGAATATTGCGCCCATTGCGATATTTTTCTATTTGAATGCTCCAGCCAAAAGCGGCAAGAAGAACACTGCCACACCGATGGTAGAGAAGAGGAGCACCGCCACGCCCACCATGGCGATGGCTGCTACTGAATAAGTAATTGCTTTCTTCATAATGCTATAATCTTTAAATGTATTAAAATTGATGTTTATATTTTTGTCGCAGCATCAGTGAAGTTTCACCGATGTTATAATGAAGGATTCTTCTGTGCCTGTAAGGTCGCAGCCTCGATAGCGCGTACAATATCCGTGATATATCTGCTGCCTCCATGCTTTCTTATCCAATCGTGAACGTCATCAGGCACCACATATTTGTGAGCCTTGCCTTCTGCTGCAGGTCTGCCTTTCTTATTTGATGTTTTATTGATCTCCATATTTTTTCCGCTTATCCGTGATGCGTAGGGCTGAATGATTATATTACTTTTTCTTCTTTAGCCAGGGAAAGAACCAAGAACCTTCTAAATATTGTTGCGCCCTGATAACGGCATACTCCCTGGTATGTATGCGCAAATCGGACGGAATCTTCTCTATTATCTTCCCTTCTAACTCGTGGTCATAATTCACCCCGCACTCTTTCAGAAGCTCATAAAGAGGATCATCGAAGAATGAAGCAAATATATGATCCTGAGTGTCGAGGTTTAGAAACTCGAACGAGCAGAAGGGATAATCTAGGAAGGCGTGCAATATCTTAAACATCTTTGTTCCGCTTATCCGCGATGCGGTAGGGCTTTAAAAACTTAAAATTCTATAATTTTTCGGGTAAATTGATACACCGTATCGTTTTATTTCTTAAATTTGCACCGTCTTCGGAAGGCTTTTAATCGTACCTTTATGGATATTGATTCAATCGAACCTTTATGGAATAAAAAGAAAAATAAAACTTCCGTTGACGGTCAGACTTTCAAAAGTCTGTGGATTCAAACGCTCTTAAAGAGCCAAATTTCTACTATAGTAGATTCGAGCCAGAAGGCTCGCAGTGCCCCGGCTTAGGTCGGGGCTTTTTCGTGATTTACTTCATTTTTACATTTATCGTACTGATAACATATCGCCATGTAGAACAATCTTTTTTGCTACCAAGAAGCTCCGAAAGCAGATCATCAAACGTTCTATAAAGATAAATCATACCTTCATCCAAGTCAACTAAGTGTCTTTTTAAAAGACCCATAAGACGGGTTTTATCCAATCGCTCAGCCATCCAATCTTGACACCAGGATAAGTCACTATCATGTATCAATATGTAATCGCAAAGAGGTTCAAATGCTCCAAAATATTCAGTACCAAATAAATTCTGACCGCTTTTCATGTCCTGTACTTCAACTTTATAAATAAGCATATCTTATGACTTCACCGTGCTGTCGAGGGCTGAACATTATTACTTAAAATCTACACCTTTGAGCGGATCATTATCACCGCCGTTCTCAATCCCGATGCCTTCCTGCTGTTCCAGAAGGAGCTTTCTCGTAGCCTCCAGCATCATAATCGTGTGGATGGTGGCCTGTCTTGCGTGATAGTCTGAGCCGGCATCGTCAACATACTGCCTATTCATGCGGACCAGCGTATTCAGGAAGTCAGCACACTCCTCGCGGCTCGGATTGTTCACGTGAACCTCGCAGGTAACAGCCTTCAGAAAGTACTCCATACCCTTTTTCAGCAAGGTTCTTATTCTGCCCGTATCAGGATGCTGCCCTATCATTTGGTGTATCTTGATTCTCAGGCTACACCCACGGCGAGGGAAGCCGATGCGGTAATCATCGCCTACCTCCTCCTTTTCCTCGTCGATGTAATCTACCTTTGCGATAAAACCGCAATCCTTATCAGTGCAGACGAGGAAGTCACACTCACCACGCTTGTGATTTCGTAGCGTGTCTATAATAAACAGGGGAATTTCTCTTTTTGCCATATCTCCAAATGTTTTATGATTCTCTGTAAAGCTGGCAGTACAGCTCCGATCTCATGCGCTTGATATAGAAGACCACTTCGCCCGGTGCTGGCTGATAGTCTGATTTTACAAACATCGCATTCTCGCCATCTGTGGCTACATACTTTTCCATTCCGAAGGTATTTTTCGGGATGCTACCCTCATAGTAGCTTTTGGCTACAGAGGATAGTTGCAAGGGTGATAATATCATTTTTTCCATATTCTTTCCGCTTAACCGTGATGCGGTAGGGCAAAAAGTTCTACAAATCTTTCGTTGCTTCGATAGCTTTATTGATAGCGTCCACTTTCTTCTGCTCTATCTCGCCTAACTTCTCGATAATTGCAACAGCATTATTAAGGAAGTTAAGTGCATGCTTATTAGAACAAGGGTAGCAGAGGAAACGTCTGCGAGATTCGTCGTTAAAGAACTCTTCGCCGTCCTTTACGTTAGAATTAATAGCCCTATACTCTATAACAAAGTCATCCTCTTTTTCAGGTGTACGAACAAACAGGCTGTTAGATATACAAAAAACATTCATACCATTCACACCAATTCCCTCTTTCTCGCCATCCAGTTCAAGTTCTTTCATTTTATCGCTAATAACATCCTCGACTAAGTTACACTTTTCTCTCAAAGACTTAGTTAACTTAACATAGTCCTGTCTTGCTAAAATCTTATTCAAATCTGTTGTCATAATTCTCTGCTCATGCCCTTGAGACTTATATGGCTATCTGGCTCAGCCGGTTATTGTTTAATGTATTGTTCTCTTAATCTATATTGGTACCAGGAAGACCGAACCATTCTGGATAACTCTTTTCTATCGGATCACCCTCGCCCCAATTATTCAACATATTAATATCATTGTCGCAGTAAATATCCCAACCTTTTTGACGAAGGTAAGTTTTTACATGCTTCTTAGATGTTGCTGTAATGTGCATATACGCACGGCTCGCGTGATTATATACTGAGTAAGTTCTAATTCTTGCCATAATCTATAAACCTTTAAACGTTAGAAAATAAGTGAAAAGTGATTTTTCACATCATACTCAAATTTATCTTTGCTCACCGGATCAATATCTACAACGTCATCGCACCAGCCTTCCCAAGCCTCGAATGCTTCATCCTCATCGTCGAAGCCATCGAAACTAAATGATGTAACACTCTTAGATGTGAACACCTCAATATTAGAAGGATAGAACTTAATGCGATGAATACGGGTAAGACCCTTTTTGTTGACGATATAGTCTTTGAGTTCCTCGGCATCCTCACCGTAGTTAGGAAGATCCCATGACAGATAAGCCTGGTAGAGTGCCTCATTTTCCTCATCATTACAATCGCCGAGACGCTTCACAATACATCTGCCGTAATAGTCGTCGTGATCAATACTACCTGTCTCAGCCTCTATCTCGTCACGACCTTCCAGAAGAACATTGCCGCCAGAATCAAGGAGCTGCCACTGCTCATCAGGAAGCGGATTGCCGTCGATGTCGGTATCATTGATAATATCATCTTCACGGAATACATCTGAAAGTTTAGTTACGTCAGGAACGTAAGTAACCTTTCTACGGTTGAGGTTTCTGATGTTGAAAGCTACAATAATCTCATTTACATCCATATTTCTCTGCTCATGCCCTTGAGACTTATTTGGCTATCTGGCACAGCCGGTTATTATTGTTGTTTTTATTTATCTTCTTGTTTTTTCTGTTTGCAAAGGTACAAAGAATTTCTGAAACTACCAAATAAAATGCACTTTAATTATGCTTTTAGGTGCATTTTTAACGTTTGTTTTATTTGCAAAGTAAATTCTCAACACCTTTTTATCTTCTTTACTTCTCTTGTCGCCCACCAGGGATTCGGACCCCGGAGGATGAAGCATATCATCCTCGGCCAACCATAGGCGAAATTCGGCTGCTGCTATCCTCACGGACCGCAGACAGCGTGTAAACTAAAACAAATGCGGACGCTTCCGCGAAACAATTAAAATCTTAAAGTTATGTTTAAAAATGCTCCCCGTGGCGGTGGCGATCCACCCTTGCCGGTCTGCCGGACGGGGTAGGGGAAGGCTCTCAGGCTCCCCCTTTATAGATGACAGACCATTATAAATGGTCACGGTATATTTCTTTTCTAAGCCTCATACAGATGAGCATAGCGGCTATCACGGTTTTTCTTGCATTCTGCCTCCGTCATGCCACTAATGGCTAAAAACGTCTCCCAAGATCCTTCTCGGATATACTCCTCCTTCACCTCCTCGAAGGTATGAGGAACGAAATTTTCAGCAGAATAATACGCCTCAGATCGAATTTCGATAGCGTCGCCTATCTCCGTTCCTGATACTGTCTGGTTCCATTCGTCCGGAGTTTCTCCGCTCGCGTCCAGCTGCTCATCATACTTCATGATTTCGTGCTTGATAATCGTGCGGATGTCCTTTGCCCAAGAACAGGTATCGTCCGGCTTGATATTGCATTCCTGCAGTACCATTTCCACAAGCTCGTCGATGCTCGCGCGGCTCATGATGTAAGCATCGTGGTAGAAGTCGAAAGGGATAACGTGATCCAGTTTCCATCCCTTCTCCTCGTTGATGGATGGTCGGCCGTATGCCTTGCGGCTCTCTTCTGTCACCTGCACTTCGTTCTCTACATTCTCTATAACGTTCATACCGTTCTTATTATTATTCTTTGCTTCCATAATTTCTAATTTTTTGTTGATTCTATAATATTCGTATAATACCAGACTGCTGCTTGAGCCATGGCATCTTTCAGTGCCTTCAGATAATTGTCTGTATCTTTAGGCGTATCCATTGGCACGTGCCTATCAGGATATTTTCCGTTCTGATCTCCACTGCAAAGATGGATGATGCAGAAGGAGCGGTCCTTATCGTGGGTGGCTACCATACCACGGCGCTTGCAAAGCGCCACTACCTTATCGAAATATTGTGGCTCGAAGGTTATTACCTGGAGCACGCTCCATGGGTATTCCTGGGCAGTCAGCAGGATTTTACCCTGCTGCTGCGAGATGGCGAAATTATATATAACTGATGATTTCTTCATTTTTCTATATGTTCTATAATAGGGTGATTATTTATGCTGCCTTCTTAACGTATGCTTCTGCCACCGTATGCTTCCATACCTCAGTACCTCGTACCAGGCGCTTGCCGTTTTCGTCGCACAGACAAAAGCATAATTTGCCAAAGCTCTTATAATAGGTATAGTAGTGATACCGGAAACCTAGCTTCTCATCTACCTCATTAGGATCCACCAGCACAATATCTCCCGGCTGGAAGGTGTAATTCTGCACCTTCTTAAATCCAGATGGAGCTGGATTTTTAGCTTTCCAGGCATCACGGCGCGTCTCGAAATCTTTGCGCTTTTTCGCTGCTTCCTGGCGTGCCTTCTGTAAGGATGCCTCATATTCCTCATCCCGTTTCTTTTCCTCGTCCATCTTAGCCGCTTCTGCTGCCAGGATCTCTGTTTTCTTCTTGCCCGTGATATTCTCTGCAATCTGCCAAAAACTGCCTTCTGGGAAGCACTGAATGACCAGCGCCAAGCCTACATAGGTAATACCCCAAAGGCCTTCCAGCTTGAAGACGTTGGCACTGCCTGTAAACAGATTTACGTCTATCTTATCCACTTCTGCCTGGTATCTTTCCTGCACCTTCAGAAGTTCTTCGTGGCTGGTGACTCGCACCATTTTGCGCATATAGAAGCTGCTGCTGTCCTCCTGGATGTGCCATTCATTATCCATCAATCTAATATAAGAGAAAAGTTTCTCCTTCTTCTCGTGGTCGATGGCGGTCCATCTGATGCCCAAAGACTGGTTTTTGTTTTTCGTGAGATTCACGTAAAAACCTACACAGCGGGTACTCGGATCATCAAAGATGCCATGGACGGTGATTTGTGTCTGATATTTGCAGATAGGGAAGCCCTTTGCCAGTTTCTCCAGAGTCTCGAAACTGCATCCCTTCTCCACTGCCTGAAGCAGTGCTGCCGGAACTTTCTTTGTGCTCAAATTCTTGATATGTTTCTTGTCGTATGATGATGACTTCTTGAATAAGTCAGTTGTTTTGTTTGCCATAATTCCTAATATTTTAAATGTTCTATAATATGTTTCTTTTTATTCCCAGGGAATCCTATTTTGCTGGATTCCCTGATTCAGTACGTATGCTATAATAAGGCGTGATAAACGGGTATCTTACCTCGTTAACGTAATACGTTACGGAAGGAGCACTCAGTGTCAGCGAGTTTTGGCAAATCACAACGCCATCCATTCCGTGTGCCATCATGTTCAGGGCACACATCTTACATACCAGTGGATCTGAATCTTGGGCAACGTATTTATAAGGTCTTCCGGCTGAAGGATCAGGACAGCTCATCTTTGCGAAATGTGACAAAAGGAGACGACCGCTACCAGCGGCGCAATCATTCACCCGAGTGCCCGAAATTACCGGGCTGGAAGCCTGTTTTCCCCGAGAGCCTATAATATCACTTATCAGGTCGGAAACGTCGTGAGGAGTGAAAAATTGCCCCGTCTGAGATGCCTTGCCTCGTGACAGATACATATCCTCATAGAGAATGCCAAACACATCAAGCCAGGTGCCGTTCTGGAGTGCCCGGCTAACGTCGATAAGCCAGGTTGTAGCCAGTACGCCAAAATCAGGCTTTTTATTGATGCGTTCCTGGTACCAGTTTTTCAGGCTATCGGCTTTTCCTCCCTGGAATGCCTTCACACTGAATAAATCCAGAAGGAAGTCGCAGAAATCACTCAGCGCCATCTCGTATGGTCTGCCATCCTTCTTTGCCTGATTGCTCAAAATATCTACATACAGTTTCTTATTCATCATAATTCCTCAAAATTAAAAACGTTCTATAATAGGTGATATTCTCTATAGCGGGTGCCCTGGATAGTGCCCAGGGCTGCTAACATCTTAGCTACACTTCCAGATACTGGTAACAGAAGGGTATTGTTTCAGGTCGTGATTCATCGCAAATTCCCGAAGGTCTATATCCTCGCAACGAAGTTCCTCGATGAGTTTTTCCACTTTGCGCACCTTTGCCACATATTTTGCATACTCCTTTCTGGTGCCCTGGAGTCTCTTAATATCCTCCTGTAGGTCGTTTAACTTTATATCTATAATAGATACGGCTTTTTCTGCCTCCATACGGTCGCCAGTGCTCCACTGCCAGAAATTCTCCATTTTCCCGTACCATCTATAATAGAGATAAATGTGGTTTTCCCTAGAAGGGCCAGCACAGCTATATCTATCCAAGCTCATGCGGTTATCCTCGAAGTAACAAGAAAAGCCTGTAGCGGCTTTTACTGCCTCGTTGAAGCGCTTGTTTATCACTTTGCCATCGAATGTGCGGCAAACGTTTTTAAGCGCCTCCAGGGCTTTTATTTGCTGCTTTTTGATATCCACTATTTTTGCAACATGATCGGCGTACAATTTAGCCTCCATCTTTGCACGGTCGCGCTCCCAGTTTTTCACTGCATTCTGGTAGTCTTTTTCCGTGCCTATAATATAGGAAGTTTTAGGCGCGTGATCACCCAGCCAACGGCGAAAGCGTTCATTATTCAGTGCCTCAAATTCCCTTGCGTTTTCCTCGCTGCTGAAGGTACGGGCTGAAGGTGGATTTTCCGTGCCAAACTGCCAGGCGTAAACGGTGCCCTTGTCTGCATGAAGCTCCTTGTAGCGACTCATTATTTTCTCCGTGTCCTCATTTGCCAAATTCTCAAAATCTATCTTTGCTTCCATAATTCCTCAAAATTTAAAATGTTCTATAATATAGTGATATTTTATGCGTTCTATAATCGGGGTACCCTGGAGCCTCCAGGAGTACCCACAAAAACTTTATGCGGCGGTTTTCTTGTTTGCTTCGTCGATTTCCTGATAGAGTCTTTTTTGCGTTCTACTATAGCCAGTTTCTCCGTTAAAACAGTGATAAGCAACGCCCAACTCCTCGCTACAATAGCAAGAAAAAATGTACTCTGCTTCGTTTTTTAGGCCTTCTATAACAGAATTTAATTTCTTGATGATGTTCTTTGCCTGAAGGTGATCAAGACCTGGATTCCCGGTCCAGTCGTCGTCGGTAACATAGAACTCATTAAAATCCTCAAATATTTCATATTCAGGGCTCCCGGTCCAATAATCACCGCCGGAATCTATAGTAACTTTGCCCGAAAGATCCATACAAGCGCCTTCGTAATAACCGGAGCGCACCAGTGCATTAATTTCAAGTGATATTTCACAACCTCCATAATTAAGGGCTGCAGTCTTGTAGGCGATCACGTGCGCGTTGTCTTCGTACCCGTCGAAATCCTCCCAGCCCTTCTTCTGGAGCCCGGAAACTATATTCTGTTTGGCAAATTCATAATCAGTCTCCGTTCCTAACTCGTCGTACTCTCCTTCGAGTTCAGGATCCAGGTCGCATTCTTTTACGTCCTCCTTGGTTAAATATCGATTCATACCAATAACAAAATAACGGGTGCAATTTGCACTCATAAAATTACTTGTAGCCATAACTCTAATATTTTAAAGATTCTATAATATGTTTACTAATTCCCAGTGATATTTTACAGCCACTATAAAGCGGCTTTTATCACCATCTAGAAGGTGCCGGCGGGAATGATCCGCCATAAAGGCCTAAAACCTTTGCACCTTATTTTTTAAAACACAACGACCAGAAACCGAATCCACTCCGTTTTCCCTTGGGCGTTCTGTTTGGTAAGTCTGTAATAAGCGCCCAGATACTTTGATACCCTTCTTCAGCGGCCCGACGGCCCAAATAAATTTCACAAAGGTCTTCACCTTCATATTTTTCAGAAGTAATAAATACAGTTTCTTTCATAACTCTAATATTTTAAAGATTCTATAATCTGTTTAGTAATTCCCAGTGATATATTACAGCCACCATAAAAGCGACTTTTATCACCATCTAGAAGGTGCCGGCGGGAATGATCCACCATGAAGGCCTTAAACCTTTGCACCTTAATATTTAAAGTTTGAAAAAGAATAGCTTATAAAGATACTGATAATATCATACACACGGCCGCGGCAAGTAAATTAATGCCTATAAACTGCAGCCCGTTAACTGTCACCCCTTCACCGTCGCCGGCAAAGTAAGTTTTAGGCGCAAAAAGCCATCTCCAGGCGGTTTTTGCAGCCGCAAAGATACATTTGTTCAGGCGTGCAAAAAGAAGAGCAAACACGGTACATAAACCGCTTAGTAGCGCCGCCGGACG